ATGGACCAGAGAAGAGCAGCCACCGATGTCGGTGGCTCGAACGACACTTCGAACATGCGTTCGAAGGAGCAGCAGTACACGCCTGACACGGCAGCGGTGCGCGAGGTCTACTACGCCGCCCCCGGGGTCCGAGAGTGGGAAGCCGACCGGGCTGCCTCGTTCGACCGGTGGATAGCCGCCCACGACGCTGAGGTGCTGGAGTCCGTGCAGCCGCCGACGCGCGAGCAGATCCGTACGGCGATCGACGACGCGGTGCAGCGACTGGCGCACGTCCTCCTACCTCTTAACGACCACGAGGTGACCGGCATCGTGGAAACGACCGGTGACGCTGTGTTCGCCCTGTTCCAGCAGTCGACCCCGAGCGCCGAGGCGACAGCGGAGGCCCTTCGACGGCTGCGAGAGGCCGTCGAGGAGATCTCCCACACGCCGATCATGTACGGCGGCGGCGACGAGGTCACGATGCGCATGAGCGAACTCGGGGCGCGGATCAAGGCTGCGCGGGATGCGGCGGAGCTACTGCCGATCCCGGATGCGGATCCGGTGCTCACCCCAGGGCAGCGCACAGTGCTTATCGAGGCGGCGAATGCTTACGACGGTCCGCTGGAACGCGCGGGCCGACACGACGCTCGTCGTCAGCTCGGCCGTGCCATCGAGCGCATCATGCGCCGAGAGGGGGAGTGACCGTGGCTGACTTCATCACGAACGAGGTTTCACTCGACCGTCACGGTCGGCGCGATGGCTGGTTCATCGAGCCCTCGGGTAGCCGCCCAGCCCTGTTCCTTTCCGACCAGGAACTGGACGCGCTTGTGGCTTGGCGCACTGGCGCTGGCATCTGGCAATCGCCCCCCGAGCCGCCGAGCATCGCCGACATGGCACCGGGGACGACGTTCACCGCCGAGGGTGCGGGCGTGGCCGACACGAAGCACCGCTTCCACCTCATGGAGCGAGGCGGCACCCGGTGGCTGACCTGCCTGACGCACAGCACTGGTGCTCGTCCGGACTACGTCGACCCGTCGACGATCCGCGACGTGACCCCGCCGAAGGGAGACGACCGTGGCTGAGGCGAACGCCCCAGTCCTGGTCTCGATGCCGCTGTCGCACATCTTGACGTTCTGGCGGCCGGGTTCCGGCGACTGGCCTTGGTTCGAGGAGTACACGAACCTCATCGGAGCACCGGTCACGGATGCTGTTCGCGCTCGAGTCAACGCCGAGGGGTTTGGGTTTCACGATCACATCGCGCCCGTTCTGCTCGGCAGCGATCACCGGGTATGGGACGGGCATCACCGGATTGTCCTGGCGATCCAGCAGGCAGTCCCATCGCTCATGGTCGAGTTCGCGGGCGACGACCTGCGACCACGGCAGACCCCGCCGCCCGCGACGCCGGTGGAGGGCGACTGATGGCGACCAGGGCTGAACTGACGAACGCGGCGAAGTTCACCGCGGCCTGCGACCGCTGCAAGTGGAAGCTCTCGCGTCCGGTCAGCGACTACCGGGCGTACCAGCGCATGCAGGAGCACGAGAAGTCGCACCGAGCGGGACGGCCACCGGAGGAGGGCGACCGTGGGTGAGCAGGCGCACGACATCGAGACACCCGAGCAGCGCGCGCTCGAAGCGCAGGGGTGGCAGCTGACCGCACTGCACGCCTCCTACGCCGAGTTCCAGTTCACCCGGGATCTGCACGAGCTCGCCCGCGCCGTCGGCAACATCCTCGGGGAGTGGCCATGAGGAAGCGTCCCTGGCGGTGCATCAACTGCGGCGACCGCTTCGCGAAGGACCAGAACGGCGACGGCATCCACTGGACAGTCCACGACCCCCGACCGCACGAACAAGAGCAGGAGCCCATCAGTGGCTAGCGTCACCCCGCGCCGGAACAAGCACGGCGACGTCTCCTGGCGGGTGCAGTTCCGCATGGGGCAGCCAGCCCGCATGAAGCAGGAGACGTTCGCTGGCGACGGCGCCGAGAAGGCCGCCCGACAGTTCGGCGCGCTCGTCGACCGCGTCGGGCCGGATGCCGCACTAGCGGTTCTCGAGGCACGCAACGGGGCCGCCGACGGCATCCCCACCCTCGGGGAGTTCACCGACCGGTACCTCGACCCCGACAGCGGCATCCTCACCGGCGTGCAGGCCGACACTCGTCGCGACTACCGCAACATCGCCACGAAGTCGTTCGTCCCCATCCTCGGCGACCTCCCCATCGACTCGATCGGGAAGACCGACATCGGACGGTGGATCAGCTGGCAGGAGTCCCAAGAGTCCGGCCGGTCGAAGGGGCAACCGATCTCCGCGAAGACGGTTAGGAACTACCACGCCCTCCTCAGCGCGATCCTCGCCGCCGCAGTGGAGGCAGGGTACCGGACCGACAACCCGGCGCAGGGTGCGGCGATGAGCCGTGGACGCCGGCATGAGGCAGTCTTCCTGTCGCCGACGGAGTTCTACACGCTCCTGCACTTCATCCCCGCCTGCTACCGGCCGTTCGTCCGGTTCCTCGTCCTCACCGGCATGCGGTGGTCAGAGGCGACCGCGCTCGAGCGGCGGGACGTCAGCAGGACCACGACACCCTCCACGGTGTCCGTGTCGAAGGCGTGGAAGAAGGACAACACCATCGGGCCGCCGAAGTCCGAGAAGGCGTACCGCACGCTGCCCCTGCGCCCGGACCTCGTCGCCGGTCTCACGCTCGACGGGGACGGAGGCTCTCTGCTGTTCCAGGGTCGGCAGAACGGCGGACGCCTCTGGTACGGCCCCTTCCTTGACCGCATCTGGAACACGGCCGTAGGGAAGGCCATGGACGCCGATGCATGCGAGGCAGCGGGACGGCAACGACTCCCCCGCCGGCCCACCCCCCACGACCTGCGGCACACGTACGCGTCGTGGCTCATCGCTCAGGGCGCACCGCTCAACCTGGTACAGCGAAACCTCGGCCACGAGAAGATCACCACCACCGTCGATACGTACGGGCACCTCATGCCCTCCGCGCACGCCGACACCGTCACAGCGCTGTACGCCGCTCTGCCGGACGATCCGCTGGCGATCGCTACAGGCGGAGTAGGCAGCGTTGCCGAACGCCAGGACGCCGCCCTAGTGGAAGCGGAATCCCTGGCCGCGTCGAACCTCTGACTACGGATCAGAGGGTTGGGGGTTCGAGTCCCTTCGAGCGCACAGGAACAGACAAGCCCCCAGGCGATCAGCCTGGGGACTTCGTCGTCCAGTCAGGGAAGCATCTGCCGATAGTACTCAGCGAGGGCGGAGCGTCGCGTCGCCCCATGACTGTCGATTGGAAACAAAGATGACTCTGACCCCAGACCCTGACTTTGAGCGTGCTGCCGAGTTGGAGGAGATCGAAAAGGCCCTGTCGGAGCTGTATCAGCGCTTAGACCTCAGCACTTCCTGGACCGAGAAGGACATCCTCATCGATTACCTCTTCGGATACGAAATCCAGCGGCTCAGGTTGATCTCCTAGCCGAACCGCCGCTGTGTCCGGAGGCGCACCGCGTCGTCAGTGGCCCGGGCCACGCGGTGCGCCACGACGGCGTACTCCTCAAGCACGTCCGGACGAGACACGAGACGACCGAGCAGCTGCCGGTACCGAACCCACGACATGGCGAACTCCGTGCGGATCGCGGCCTCCTTCGTCCGGTCGTTCCGGGGATGCTGCTCCTCGAACGTGAGAACGGCCCTCTCGCTGTCGATCATGCGTCCATCGTCCTGCAGGCCGCCGACACTTCAGAGGCGCGGGATACTGGCTCGGTGACGACTCTGCGAAGCACCCTCCGCTCCACTGAGACCCGCGAAGCCGAAGGAAGCGGCGACACCAGTGGTGACGCTCGAGCAGCTGCCATCGCGGCGCTCGACCTCGAAGGGTTCGAGCTGCTGCAGATCGTCACGGTCACGAGCAAGGCCACCGGCGAGTCGACCGTGAAGGCGACAGCGCGGTCCACAGCGACGCAACCGTTCGAAGTGACCGGGCCGTCGTACCAGGCGGCGCTCACCACGTTCAACTCCACGATCCCCTCCGGATGGCAGGCGCAGAACGTTCGCGAGGTCCAGGAGTGACTGCCTGCACTCACGTGTGGGTGCACGCGGTGATTGACGGGTTTGGGCCTCGGGTGTGCGCAAACTGCAACGAGGAGCGCCCCGCTCGTTGACTCTCCGGCACCCGTCCGAGGGCTGTACGCGGCCCGGATTGGCGGGCAGGATGAGCGCATGATGCCCGGCCGTCTCATCACTTCCGCGCTCGTGCTCGCTGCTGGGAGCGTCCTACTCTCGGGCTGTTCGACGAGTTCGAACTACGGCGCCTTCGAGAAGGCGTGCGAGGAGCAGGTCAGTCCGGCGGTGGTGGCCCAGTGGCAGAAGGACCACGACGACGTGCCTTGGAACGTCGCGAAGATCGAGAGCACGAAGTCGAAGGAAGGGTCCGAGAGCAATTCGGACTCGAAGGTGGTCTACGTGAGTGGCACCGCGTCGGTCAAGGTCGGGGAGGACGGCGGCGACACCCGCAAAGCATCCTGGTCGTGCTTCAGTCAGCAGCCCGAGGGCGGGACACACGTGTCCGCCGCAATCCGCAGCCTCGCGATCCGCTGATGTCGGCGGCCCGCGGCACCATCCCCGCATGGCCGAGCACCAGTGGGCACCACCCGAGCACCCCGACGTCACCCTGCACCAACCCGTGGGCTTCAGCGCCGAGCTCGCCGGCCAGCTCACCACGATCGATCCGCCGCAGCCGGTGTGGGCTGACATCGCGTTCGAGCAGATCCCCGGGAAGCTGCACCTGAAGTGCTTCGCGATCGCCAGCAGCGACGTCGCCGTCCTCGCTCAGACCGCGTGGCAGGGCCGCCTGCAGGACGTCCTCGTCGACCGCGACTACGTCACCCGCCGCGCTCTCGAACCCCGCGGGCGCTGATGGCTCGCCGGCGCCGCGACAGGTGGGCGCTCGGCCCCGCGGTCTCTCTGCCCGAAGCGGCGTACGGCGGCCCCGTGTTCGACCTCCCTGCTCCCGACCCGGTGTTCGCCTGGCTGGCCTTCTCCGACCGTGTCCTCGAGGTCGAGGCCCGAGTCATCGCATGGACCGACCGGGCCGTCCTCGTCGAGTGGGGCTTCGGGCAGGCCGCCGAGTCCGCGTGGGTGTGGCGAGACGCTGTCCGGCTGCGCGACCGCTAAATCGAAGCGACTTCGTTCGCCTGCGACTCCGAGGTCGCTTCCTGCTCGCGCTCCGGACCGCGCTCCGTGGCGCAGGCCAGCGCGCCGACGAGCGCGCCGACCAGGACGCACGAAGTCGAACCAATCGGCGTGGGCGCGACATACGACGCAGCGAGCAACCCGACCAGAGCCGCCGCCAAGCTGAACGCTGCGGTAGACGGCTGCTTCAACGACCGCAGGAGGGGGCTAGCGATCGACAGGAGGAACAGAAGAGCGCCCACCGCTCCAGTCTTCACGCCCATCCAGAGGTAGAAGTTGTGCGCGTAGTACGGGGCGTAGTCCAGAGTGAAGCTCGACGTGCCGGCGGATGGCTTGTAGGCGAACCCGAACCCGTGTCCGAGAATCGGCGCTGTTGCGATCCCGCGCAGCAACCAGGCATCTTCGCTAGCCCGGAACAGCACGGACGAGTCCGTCGCCTGAACGTTCGAAGACAGGCCGTCGATGACGCGACTCGAGTAGCTCGACACCTGCGTGTTGATGAAGTCACCGCCGGGCAACGTTGCGAGAACAGGACTCAAGACGACTAGGCCCGCGAATACTCCAACGGTGACCAGCACTACGCCCAACGCGCGCAGGGCCGACGACGCAGTTCGGGTGGCGATCACGGCGAACAGGATTGCGACTCCGACGGCCAGAATTGAGTTACGGGAGAAGCTCAGCACTGTGATCAGGAGTGCGGGCACGGACAGAACCCAGGTGCTTCGAAGCGTCGCTCGTCCCGCGATGACTAGCGCAGCGATCGCGCAGAGCACACCCAGAGCAGGGAAGGTCGCGTTCGTCAGCAGACGAGTCGCAGCACCGGACGCGCTGTCCGGGTTCCCGAGACTCGCTTCCTCCGTGCGCCCGCCAACCTGAACGCCAAGCACCCCGCCGGCCAGGATGACTACCGCCGACACCCAAAGGATCCACTTCAGGACTCGCAGCGCATTCTGCGAGATCGCTGTGCCATAGACACGCACAGCGATGAAGATCATCGCGGCGCCTTCCGCAATAGGGCGTGCGTCGTACAACAACTTGGTGCCGACGTTCTGTGCAGCGAAGCCCACCAGTAGCCCGACGACAACGAACGCCGCGAACGAGAGCGTGAGAAGGTTCAGCCGCCGGCTGGCCTTGAACTTCACCATCGCGTAGATGATCGCGACGACCAAGAACGGCTCGTGAGCGCGAACAGTGTTCCCCCCGAGCGCGAACTGCACGGGGATGAAAGCCGGTAGCGCGGTGAACGCGAGGATCAGTGTCAGGTAGATCGTCCAAGCCGGACGCACCGCGAGGATGAGGGCCGCGACGATCCCAGCTACGAGGAGAGGAGCTACTGAAGGCTCACGGACGGCGACGCCGGCGGCGAGCACGGTGAGGAGGGTCCCCGCGGCGGCAACGAGGATCCTTCGCATGAGCCGGAGACTAACAGAGCGATGACATCGCTCGCGATCGACGTGACGAAGTAGCGACACGCGAGAAGTCCTCGTACTGTGCTCCCATGGCGACATCTCGCATCCCACGCACGGACATCGCGCGGACGATCATCACGAAGGTCGACTGCCTGATGCATGCTCCGGGCGCAAGCGCGTGACAACTCTTCAGCAGGCCTTCGATCCTCGCAAGAACTCCCTGAACGCGATTCGGTTGGTCCTAGCCCTGCTGGTCATCGTGTCTCACACGTGGCCGATCGGTGGGTACGGACGCGAGCTCCATCTCGGCGACCAGACCCTTGGCAACTGGGCGGTCGCCGGCTTCTTCGCAATCTCGGGGTACCTGATCACAGGAAGCCGACTGCACTCGAGGAACCTCGTCGACTACCTCTGGCGTCGAGTGCTCCGGATCTACCCGGCGTTCTTCATCGTCCTCGTCATCGTCGCATTCGGCTTCGCGCCACTCGTGGCAGCCGTTACCGGTGACGGCCCCTGGACAGTTGCCGGGGCAGTGCAGTACGTCGTCAAGAACCTCGCACTGGACATTCGGCAATACGGCGTCCCAGACACGCTCAACTCCGTGCCGCTACCCCGCGCGTGGAACGGCTCCCTCTGGACTCTGTTCTATGAGTTTCTCTGCTACCTCGCGGTCGGCGTCGCTGCTTCCTTCCTGCCACGCAGGGCCTTGCAATGGTGCGCGGCCGCTGCCCTTGTGCTCGGCGGCGGCGTCACGCTCGCGATCACGCACGACCTCGTGTCTGTACCGACGACTCTCGAACTCTTCATCCGGCTCCTCGCCTTCTTCGCGGGCGGCATGCTGCTCTACCTACTCGCTGACCGCGTCCCCCTGAGTGGTTGGCTAGCGCTTGCGGCCTTGTTGGCGCTGGCCGTGGCAGCCGCGCTGGGCGTATCCCGGCCACTCGCGGGGCTCCCGGTGGCCTACCTGATGCTCTACCTGGGCAGCAAGCTTCCCCTCCACCGCGTGGGTAGCCGGAACGACATCTCCTACGGCGTCTACATCTACGCGTTCCCCGTGCAACAGGTACTCGTCTACCTGTTCCCCGACCGCGCCATCGACCCGCTGAGCTTCGCAGTTCTCTCGGCCATCGGGACCGTTCCGTTTGCGTGGGCGAGCTGGCTCCTCATCGAGAAGCCAGCTATGTCGCTGAAGCGATTAACGGCACGACGCACCGCAGGAACGGCACAGACCGACGTCCGAAGCCAGATGCGGTAGTTCTTGTAACCCCAGCCTGGGGCTGCGGTGGTGTGCTGACGTCATCCGATGTACTGTCCGCACCATGAAGTTCCTCGCCACGATCCGGTCGATCTTCGACACTTCAGGCGGCCGGGATGGCGCCTCGAGCTGCGAATCGTGCGGCAAGTTCGTCGGCACCGAGGGCGGCCGATGGGACGGGATGACGCTCGTCTGCGAGTCCGACGACTGCGGCGCCTACGCCCTGGCCTTCCGCGGCGTCTGACCCAGCACACGACGAAAGACCCCCTCGAGCTCCCGAAGGAACCCGAGGGGGTCTAGTCGTTGCCGCCGTCCGCGAGGTACGCTCACGCCATGATCGCCGGTCTTTTCGTCCTCGCCATGGTCGCAGCCGTAGTTGCCGCGGCCGGTGGCCTGTACGCATGGGTCACGAGCGCCCCGCCCGCGAACCAGTCAGGTGCTGTGGCACGGTTCCGACGGTGGCTCCACTGGCGTATCGAAAGCGAGAAGCTGCTCTGCCGCTTCTGCCGGAGAAACCTAGCCGCCGAGAACGGCTACTGCTCCACCGAGTGCAGCGAACGCGACGGCACGATGCAGGCGATCCGCTAGGGCGTTCCGTAGAACGCCTTCTGGCTCGCGTCGACCGACTGCCGGTCCGCCGACGAAAGCACCCGGGCGAACGACACGAACTCGGAGAACTTCATCCCGAGCGGTGCGAGCGAACCCGACCTGGTCACGCCGCCGATCGTGAACCGGTTCTTCGAGCTCGTCGTCCTCGTGTAGGTGAAGCCCGACACGTCGGCTGCGCCGTCCACCCAGCTCGACATCGACGTGCCGGTGTCGATCGCCGATGCCTGGTGCACGGTGCCGTCGAAGAACGACTTCGTGGGGGTGAGCCCCGCGGTGCCGGCAGCGAACGCGTTCGTCATCAGCGGGTACGGGTAGGCCCTCGTCTGCGTCGTCGTGCCGTCCGGCTGCAGCAGGCCGTACTGATCGCCAGACGACGTCGAAGTGGACTCCGTCCACACACGAGCCTGCGCGGTCCCCGTCGGGGCGGACAGCACCTGCGCGACCGTCGCCACCCCAGCCGCGAACAGCACCGGGGACGAGTTGACCAGACAGTCGTCGACACCGTCGAACGACACCGCCGGCTTGCCCCCGTTCGTGACAAGGGCACCGGCGGACACGATCTTCGGTTGAGCGGCCGCGGTCGCCTGAGTGACCTCACGTCCGTTCCCGGACTGGTCGTACCAGGTGACCACGAACGCATCGCCGCTGCCCGCGAAGGTCAGCAGGGTCGCCGTGTCGAGAGCGCCGCCCACGAACCCGATGTCCATCGTCGCGCTGTCGCTGCTGCGGCGGACGTTGACCGCCTTGCCGAGGTAGCTCGCGTCAGCGACCTTCCGCAAGGAGTACGCGGACGCCGCGTTCGACAGGCCGAGCACCTGGATCGGCGACGGAGCCTCCGAGTACGGCAGCAGCCCCGCGGTGATCCGCTCGTAGGCCTCCCACATCGCACGGCCGTTGGCCCGCTGGCCGGCGGCGTTGAAGTGGTTGCCGTCGCCGAGGTTCGCGTCCTTCGCGGACACCGCGACGTCCGTGCCGGGGATCCGGTTCGGGGTGTCCCGGTGCACCGCGTTGATCTGCGACCGCGTGCCGGTGCCGAGGTACTCGGGGACCATCGTGCCGATGATGAACGGCAGTGCAGGCAGGTTCAGGTCGCCGCGGAGCCCGACGATGAGTTCATCGAGGTCGGCCTGGTACTGGGGGCCGGTCGTCCTGTTGTCGCCGTCGGTCTCACCCTGCAGCCACAGCGCGGCGACGATGGTCGACGTGTCCCCGGCCGCGAGGAGTGCCCCGCGGGCCTGCGTGAGCATGTTGTCGTACAGGTTCCCGGCGACGCCCCGCCGCCATCCGAGCGCCGCCGTCGACGACAGGGGCGTGCCGCCATGGGCGACGGGGACGAGGAGCACCTTCCGGTTCCGGTCGAGCCGTCGCGACGCGTACCAGCGTGCGAACTGCAGGCCGGGGCCGATGCCTGACGGGTAGTCGTGCATCAGCAGCGGCTCCGACGCCGGGGAGATGGTGTTCTTCGCCGTCCCCGTGTTGCCGTACTGCATGATGCGAGGCCGGGGCGGGTCCGTGATCGTCGAGAACGGGGTCCCGCGTCCGGACATGTTCGACTGGCCGGCGAGGATCACGATGTCGTAGCCGACCGGGGACGCCCCGTAGCGGTTGTCCAGCTGCGTCCGGAGCGGGCTGTCGCCAGCCACGTACCCGGCGACCGCTTCGGCGGCGGGGATCGCGTCGGGACCGGGCAGCCCCTGCGGGCCGCGGAGCCCGTCCTTGCCGTCGAACCCACGGCCGCCGTCCCTACCGTTCTGGCCGGCTGCTCCGCGGGGGCCGCGGATGTCAGCCTTCTTCTTCCACACCATGCGTGTGCTCCACTCCGCCCCGGTGGGGCTGCTCAGTCCGCCCGAGGCGGGGTGTTCAGGCTGGGAACGGACGGCCGCCGAGAGTCGGCCAGCCGGCGTCGTCGTGCGGCCGCCGGGCGTTCTTCGCTCGGTCGATGGCCTGCTGCTCAGCGGGGGTGAAGACGATTGGCGGCTTCGTGCGCTCGACCGCGGCGGTGAGCGCATCGACGGCGGCGGTCAGCACGTCGTTCGACTCGGTGATGGCCGCTGCCGCATCACGGGACGAGTCGCGTTCCCGGATGACCTCGGCGAGCTCAGCACGGACGAGCCGAAGCTCCGCCCACACCTCGGTGATCGCGACGTCGCGCGCGGACGCGGGACGCGGCGGCAGCCGGCGCTGAACGAACAGCAGGACGGCGCCGACGGAACCGCCACCGGCGGTGATCAGGGCGATGAGGACGGCGTCGCTCACGGGCGCTCCTTCGGCTCGGGGGACTCCTCGCGCTCCGAGAGATGCAACGCTCGGTAGAACGGGACGACGGACACCGCCAGCGGGAGCACCGCGTACGCGAGGCGTTCCCAGTCCCCGTCAGCGTGGGTGCGGACGATGATCGACACCGAGTAGGCGAACAGGCTCAGGATCAGCACGTACTCGGACAGGATCTCGACCAGCAGCACCCGCTCCGGCAGCGGATGCCGCGACGCCCGCCGCTCCCGGTACCGGCGGGACACCTGCACGCCGACGATCGACCCGACCGACGCGAGGATGATGATCGCCGGGATCCCGACCGACCACGCCCGGCCGAGGGTGACGGCGACGGTCGTGATGCCGAACACCGCGGTCAGGACGCCGTAGAGGGCGAGGAACGCGTACTTCACCGTCAGCGTCACGTACAGCGACGGGTGCGGCTCGTAGTCGACGTTCTCCCCCCAGGCCCGGCCGACCGCGGTGCGGAGGCGGCGGCGGCTCACGGGGCCTGCTCGGGCTGCGAATCGGAAGACGACGGGGCGACGGCGTTCCTCGGGAGGAACGCGGCGAGGAAGCCGCCGATGAAGCCGACGACGATCGTGCCCGCCGCCGCAGCGACCTTGCCGGTGTCGATCTTCCCGTCGGCCCAGAACCCCGCGACCGAGATGCCACCGATCGCGAGAGCGGCGCCGGCGACCCCGGCGGAGTACGCCTTCTTCGCCCGGGCGCCCAGCATCGCGGCGAGCTCGCGGAACCGGCCGCCGGACTTCACCTCGTGGTCGCCCATCAGACGGCCGCCTTGATCGCGGCGACGACCGCGGAGTAGGCGCGGTCCCCGGCGTTGGCGTGACGGACGACCCAGTCGGCGTCGGCCGCCTCACGAGGGAGGCCGAACGACTCGACGACGTCCTGCATCGTGTTGAGGTCGCCGATCTGCTTCGCGTCGCCGGCGATGGTCTGGAGCCGCTTGCCGGTGTTGGCGGTGCCCTCGTGCTTGATGTAGCCGGGGGCGAGGGCGAAGATGGCGCCGTAGCCCTTGGAGCCCTTGGCGTTGTTGCGGATGGCGTACATGCGGTCTCCGTTGCTGTCGATCTTGACGGGGATGGTGCCGACCGTGACGATGACGGCGGGCGGAGTGGGTTTGCCGTAGGCGTTGCCCGCGGTGGTCTCGTGGCCGAGGAAGGTGCCGGTCCAGCCGAGGTACCGCCGGCCGATCTGGGCGGCGCGGGCGCGGATCGTCATGAGTCCGGTGTTGCCGGTGGGCGAGTCGGTGTGGATCGCCATGGACTCGCGTGAGAACGCGGTGGGGCCGACGGACAGGCCGATGTCGCCGGCCTGCATGTTGTGGTCTCCCGGCCAGCGGGGCTCGGTGACGCGGTCGTAGTGGACTGGGACGCCGGCGGGTGGGAAGTAGTCGCCGACGTGCTTGTCGGGTGCGTAGTCCCACGCAGCGATGGCGGTGCCGTAGTGGCCAGCACCCGGCCCGATCGAGGGGACGGAGCCGAACCACCGGTAGACGTTGGCGAGGCACATCCCAGCGCCGTCAGGTCCACCGAGTTGCGCGGTAGCTCGGGCGATGGCGGCTGCGGAGTCGAGGATCACAGCGGGCCCAGCCCGCCGGTCTGGTCGCCGGTGCCGTTCACTTCCGGCGCGTCAGCGATGGTGAGCTGGTCGTCTTCCGTCCAGACCTGGGCGTCTGCGGGGATGACGACTGTGGACTCGTGCTGAGCGGCGTCGAGCTGGTCGTAGATGGGCGTGCTCATGGAACCTCCTGGAACGACGAACGCCGCCCCTCGGGGACGGCGCAGCGGATGGAACTTGAGGGTCAGACCCACTCGACGAGGACGCCCGTCGCACGAGGGTCGTCGGGATCATCCGGGTTGACCTGCAACCACCAGGTCCCCGGGGCCACGTTCGGCGGTGGGTCTACGCCGACCCACGTCCGTGACGGGTTTGCGGGAGTCTCCATGAGATCGCCGATCGCACCGCCCTCGGCGGGCACGTTGATCTTGTAGTCCCACTGGTCGACGCCGATGAACCCGCCGGACGCGTCCATCCACTCGACTCGCACCGTGTACCAGGCCGGCGGCATGATGTCGTCCGTCGGCTTCACGTCCACACTGAACGAGCCGTCGTCCGCCACCCCAACCGGGAAGGGACGGGAGGACAGCAGGAGCGTTCCCGCGGTCGATGCCTCTGACGGAACGAGGTAGAGCCGCGGCGAGTACGGCGACAGCGGGTCGAGCGAGAAGTCGAGGAGCGTGCCCCAGATCTTTGCCATCAGGCGGTTCCCTTCATGGTCAGACGCTGACGCCGGCACCGGCTGATGCGGTGGTCCGCCACAGCTTGTTGGCGCTGTCGACGTAGAGGTTCGGGGGCTGGTCGCTGAGCGGAAGGTCGCCGATGCGGATGCCACCGCTGTCGACGCGGAAGCCGTTACCACCGAGGGTCAGCTGCACGATCCCGCCACCGGCACCGACGAGGGCTGCTCCTGACTGCAGGGCGACCTTCGTACCGTCGGAGGCGAGTTCACCAACGCCGAAGTCGACCTTCCCGCGGCCGCCGAACTTCCCGATCGTCATCCCGCCGACCGTGATGCGGCCGTTGTCGTCGATCTCGAAGTCTCCGGAGAGGGTGGTGTCGCCCTTGATCTGTACGCGACCATCGAAGTCCGCGGCGCCGTCCACGTGGAACGGGCCGGTGACGGTGGTGTCGCCCTTGATGTCCAGGTCGCCGTTGATGTCTGTGTCGCCGTCGATCGACGCCGGGCCGGTGACGGTGAACTTCCCGGTCACGTCAGTGTCCCCGCTGATCGTCAGCGTGCCGGACACCTTCGTGTTCCCGCCCAGGTCCGTCGGACCGGACACGTTGAGCTCGCCGGTGATGCGCAGCTCGCCGTCCACCACTTGGAGGCCCGAGACGGTGAACGTGCCCGTCACCCCACCGGAGCCCTCGATGAGGAACGAGTCCGTGCCGATGAACCGGGTGCGTCCACCGGAGACCGCCGAGTCCGACAGCGGGTTGCGGGTCTCGAGCGCCCGGACGCGGCGCTTCAGGTCGGCGAGCTCCGCGTTGTCGTTCAGGTTGTCGATGCGCCCCATGAGCCCTCCGTCACTGCTGCTGCATCTGCAGCTTGATGGTCGTCGTGAGGTCGGCCGAGTAGCCGATCAGCCGATGCGACAGCCACCCGTCGGGTAGCCAGTCGTCGCTCTCCGTGTGCGTGCGGAGCGTCTGCCCGAGGACCAGGTCCCCAGCGCCCGGTTCGCCGTCGGCCTGCATGCTCAGCGAGTACTGCCGCGTCGGCCGCTGGTACGCCTGCAGCGACGCCTGAGCGTGCGCCTGCAGCACCGGAAGGCTCCGCTCCTGCGTGTGCTGCAGGATGCGCTCGAGCGCCGGCTCGTCACCCTGCAGCAGACCGGCGGACGTCGCGACCTTCAGGTCACGGTCCGACCCGTTCCCGACGGCGTAGAAGACGTTGCCCTGCGCGTTGCCGTCCTCCACGAACCCGAACTCGGTCGCGGAGGTCTTCGATGCGTTCAGGTCCCAGTCGAGCGTCGGCCCGGACAGCGTGCCGACGCGGCACTCCCAGCGAAGCCTGCTGGCTGACCACACCGGGTTGAAGTCGATGTCCGGTCCGCCGTCAGTGTCCTGCAGGGCGGACAGTTCCGTCTCGATGACGGGCAGGTTGAACTCGTGGTACTCGCGGCTCTGGTTGCCGTCGCCATCGCGCGACGGGATCTGGAACGGGAGGCTCCAGTTGGCGGTGAGGCCCTGCTGCGTTGCGTCGGCGATCAGGTAGTTCGCGATGATCGTGAGGGTCTTGTTCTTCAGCGTGAACCGACCGTCGGTCTGCCCGTTGTAGCCGTTCTGCCCGAACGTGGTCCGGTACTTCAGGACCTCGCGCACGTCGACCGTGTTGATCGACACGGTGCCGTTGGCCTTCCGCGTCTTCCCCACGATCAGGCCGGCGTACCGCGGCACGTCGTCCCAGCACTGGACGACGGTCCGCGCCCACGTCCGGGTGAGGTCCACACGTGATGCGCGACGTTCCTCCACGGTGTCGCCCTCACCGATCTCGGCGGTGACGAACTCGTGCGCCCCCGACCCGATGCCGTTCAGCTGCCGCGAGAACGACGCCGACACCGGGTCGAGCTGCGCGAGCTTGATCCCGGTCATCGTCGCGCAGATCCACGTCGTCCACATGGCAGCCTCCGCTCAGATGTAGGTGTCCCGTGTGCGGGCGACGATCTTCGTTGTCGAGCCGGTCCCGCCGATGCCGAACCCGGACGTCTTCCCCGGCGCGGTGAGCCACAGATCAGCGCGACCGAGCGCCCCGTACTTGACCGCGCCACCGACTCGCAGCTGCCCGGTTCCGGTGTCGAAGGTGTGCGGGACCCCGGCCGTGATGGGCACGTTCACGTCGATGCGTCGGCCGTTCTGGCCGACGATGATGTAGCCGTCCGGGTCCGACCCGGTGATCGTCAGTTCCGACGACGCCCACGTGTTGCCGTAGTGGCGGATCGTGCCGCGGTCGTCGCCGCTCACCGTCTCCGAGGTGTTCAGGTCCCCGTACTTGTGCGGGTCCCGGAACCGGCGGGAGAACTGGTACATGGCGCGGCGGCCGGCGATGTCGACCTGGAACTTCGACGCCGCCGCCATCGCGCCCTGCCCGAACGTCGTCACACCGTGCAGCGTGACGTCGACCCGCATGTTGTTCGCGAGGAGACCCATGAGCCGGTCCCGGTAGTAGCCGAGCTTCTCGCTCGAGTCGGCATAGCAGAACCCGGAGACGGTGAGCACGCGGGCCCCGTAGTACACGGGCACGTCGTGCTCACCGTCGCCGTTGTCCCGGTCGATGGTGTCGAACCGGACATCCGGGCTGTCGTCCCACCCGATGAGTCCGTCCGGGGCGATGTAGAACCCGTCGAACCCCTCGCCGCCGCGGAAATCGAGACCGCCGATGCGGACGATGTCTTCCGTCACCTGGTTCACGTCATCCCCTTCGCGCCTGCCAGTTCCACTCGTCCATCGCAGCGCGACCGATCTCACGCTCCGACTGCCCGCGCTGCGGGTAGATGTTGATCTCCGCCGACGACCCGCCGGAGCTGCCGCCGCCCTGCACGACGACGACCTGCTGAGCAGGCGGCGCGTACCGGACCGGAGCAGAAACCGGACCGCCCGACGCGTACCGGGGCGCACCTGCCATCGCCGACATCAGCTGCTGCTTCGACAGCGTCCCCTGGTTGATCGCGTGCATGATCTGCGGGCCGTACTTCGACGCCGACCGCTCGCGGATGATCCACTCACGGTTCGACGCCCAGATCGGCACGTCGTCGGACGTGCCGGTCCCGGGCCCGACGATCTGACCGCCTGACGCGAACGTCCCCATGCGGCCGCCGCCGGAGACGCTCTTCCCGTTCAGGTCCTTCATCTCGGAGCGGGCCTGCCGGATCTTCGCAAGGATCTGGTCGACCGCCGCGCTGTCGCCCTGCACCTTGAACAGGGTCGTCGCGAGCTTCGGGATCGCGTTGATCTTGCCGCGCAGCTGATCAACCGGGCCGCCGGCATCCGGCGCGTTGTTAGTGAACAATGTCGACCAGTCCGTCGGCGTACCGATGATCTTGTCCGCGTAGTCCTGCGCAGCCTGCCCGGTGATGCCGTACTGACCCAGCGCAGCGATCAGCTCATCCCGACCACGCTGCATCGCATCAGTCGCCTGATCCTGCGAGGTGGTCTGGTTGTAGATCGCCGCAGCCGACGCCTCCGCCGACTGCGCGATCGCGTCGAGAGCGCCCTGGTTTGCGCGGCCCTTGTCTGTCGTGATGTCGAGGCTCTTGCCGTTCTCCTTCAGGGAGTCCGTCACGGCGTCGACCGCGGCCTCGAAGTCACGCTGAGCGGACCGTGCATCCAAGGTCGGGGACGTCAGATCGCGGAGCGCCTTCGTGGTGTTCTCGATCGCCTTCGCGGCGTCCTCGGCCGACGTGTTGAGCTGCTTGAGCGCGTCGGCGTTGTCCTTCGTCGGCGCCTTCGCGCTCTTCGCCGCCTCCTCGTACTCGCCCGTCGCCAGCTTCAGCAGATTCGACTTCGACGTGCTGATCCCCAGCGCGGAGGCCTGGTTCGTCAGCTGCGCCTTGTACGCCGGCATCAGGTCGATCAGCTTCAGCGTCTGGTCACGAGTGAGCTTCTGCTCGTCCCGCAGCGCCTTGAACGACCGGGCGGCGGTGGGAGCATCAGCGGTCGACACCTCAGCGAGTGCGGAGCCGAGGTCTTTCAGGGACTTCGACTCCTGCTTGATGGTGAACGACGAGAAGATCGAGACCGGCTCGTCGCTCAGCTGCTTGATGACCGTCCGGAGATCCTGCAGGTTCTTTGCCGTGTCACCGGCGAGGAACTTCGAGAAGTCGGACCGCTGGCCGGCCTTGTCGAGCAGCTTCGTGGCGTCCGCCGCGGTAATGATCGCGTTGGCGAGCTCCTCCTGCGACGCAGCACCAGAGTCCGCGGCCATGTTCAGACCGATGACCGCGGCGGCGCCGACGCCGAGGGCGATGCCCCACGGGCCCATGAGGAACCCGGCTGTCGCCGCGAGGCCCTTTCCGAACCCGGTCGCGGCCTTCAAGCCGAGGCCTGCGGCGCGGGAGACGCCGGGGATGCCGGCGGTCGAGAGGGTCTGCAGGGCGATGCCGAACGCGACGACCTTCGGGACGGCGATGAGCATCGTGCCGCCGCTGAGCGCCACGGCGGCCGTGAGCGCGCCGACGCCGAGGACGACGCCCTGCACAGCGCCCGGGGCCTGGTTGTAGGTGTCGATCAGGTCCGTGACGACCTGCACCGCCGAGCGGAGCGGCCCGTCAGCGGCTTCACCGGTGACGATGCCGGCGGTCTGGAACGACGCCTTCAGCTTCGTCAGGTCGCCGTTGAGGTTGTCCATCTTGCCGACTGCCTGCTCGGTGGCGAAGCCCTGCTCGTTGACGGACTTCGTCCACTTGTCGACCTCCTTCGCGCCGCCCTTCATGAGGATGGTCGCTGCGGTGATCTGCGCGTTACCGAAGATCGTGCCGAGTGCGGCGTCGCGCTCGGCGTCCTTCCGGGTGCCGAGCTTCTTGTTCAGCTCCTCGGCCACGCCGTTGAAGCCGATGAACTTGCCCTGCGCGTTGTAGACCTCGATGCCGTACCGCTGCATCTCGACCGCAGCCAAGTGCGACGGGGCCGTCAGCGAGAGGAGCATGCCGCGGAGGCTGGTGCCTGCCTGCTCGCCCATGATGCCGTTCTGCGCGAGCAGGGCCAGGGTGCCGACGGTCTGCTCGAGGCCGACGTGAGCGGCTGCGGCGACGGGGCCGATGTACTTCAGGCCTTGCCCGAGCTCGGAGACACCGCCGAGCGCCTTGTCGGCGCCAGCGGCGAGGAGGTCCGCGATGTGCGTGACGTCCTTGCCCTTCAGCCCGAACTGAGCGAGCGTCGAGGCGGCGATCTCGGTCGCGTCGGCGACGTCGATCTGCCCGGCCGCTGCGAGCTTCAGCGCGCCTGACAGGGCGCCACCGGTGATGTCGGCCGCGGAGGTGCCAGCCTTGACGAGTTCGATCTCAGCTTCGGCCGCCTGCGTCGCAGAGAAGCCGATCGCAGTACCGGTCTCGAGCGCAGCCTTCTTCAGGTCACGCTGTTCGTCGGCGGTTGCGTGCGACAGCGACTTAACCGACGACATCTTCTCGTCGAAGTCGGCGTACGCCTTGATCGCGAGCCCGACGCCGACGGCAGCAACGGCACCGATCGCCAGAAGGGGCTTCGCGACCGTCTCAGCGGCCTCACGCTGCTGATGCAGCGCTCGCGCCGCGGCGGCCGCGCCCTGCACCGTTGCGTTGGAGAAGTTGTTCGCGGCGGTTTGCGCCTGCCCCATGGCGGTGACGAACCCGCCGATCTTCGCACCGATCTCGAGGATGATGCTGCGATCGCTACCGTTCGCCACGGGGCACCTGCTTCCTGCCCGCAGGCGTCAAGCGGTCGGGGGCGGTGGAGCAATGCGTCGCTTCCGGACGCGGTCCTTCTTCGGCTGCACGCGCACCCGGTGGACGGGCATCATCAGACCGGCGTGCGGGTCCGGGTCTTCGCCGCGAACACGCGACACCGCGTGCTGCATGGCGCGCTCGGCGAGGTCGTAGGTCGGCGACCAGACGACGCTGCCCTCCGGCGACACCTGCGGCGTGCCGGCCATGAACCGGTAGTGCGAACCCGGCAGATCAGGGTCGGCGTCCGGGTCGGTGGCTTCCGAGATGAGGAAGCCGTGCGGTCCGGTCTCACGCTCGACGTCGAGAAGCGCGGTCAGCCACTCGACGTCGGTCGGGCCGAACTCGGACTCGAGGGTCGTCGTGGACGACGAGAGCCGCCCGTCGGACCCGTACACGTACACGGTCCGCTCGGACGGCTCCCACCCCTGCAGCCTCCGCATGGACACGCCCATCGCTCGTGAGAGCTCGACGGTCCGGCGGAGGGTGGGGTCCTCGGTCAGCCTTTTTTCAGGCGCCCCAGTCGGTTCGATGCCTGCAGCACGTTGAGGTTCAGCTGCACGTTGACGAGGTTCGCGATGTCCCAGCCGGACGCGATCTCCTCGATGAAGTTCCAGTCGTCGTCGTCGAGCGGTTCGGCGTGGTAGACGACGCCGTCGATCTCGGCGTAGGTCCCCTCCTCGTCGCGCTGCTCACCCTCGGCGAGGGGTTCCTTCACGTCGACCGTGTTCACCCGCGCGGCGACGAGCGACACGGCGTGGTGGTTGTAGCCGAGGTCGATGTCGAGCTGCACGTCGATGCGCGGCGGGAACTTGTCGGCGATGTCGTTCCACTCGATGCCGGGCAGCTTCGTCATGTGCAGCGTGTGCACGTGCTCCCGCTCCCGCTCCTCGAGCGCCTGCAGCTCCTCGTTGAGGCGCAGTACCTCGTCGTTCGCCTTCTTCAGCTTCGGGGTGACGGGCCGGTCGCCGGCCTCTCGGCGGAGCTCGTCGACGTGGTCGTTCGCGGCGCCGATCTGCTTCAGGAGCAGGTTGCGCTCCTTGGACAGCTCGACGTCGAGGACCATGCGGACGGTGCCCGTCGGCGGCTTGTAGCTCTGGCGGGCCTTCGCGATGTTGCCCATGGTGTGAATCCTTCCGGGATCGATCCGGGATGAGGGAGAAGGGAGGTGCGGGCGGCGGCTCCCGGAAAGGACCGCCGCCCGCACGTGTGTCACCGTCAGGCGTTGCTGAGGACCTGGTCCTCGAGCACCCGACGACGCGGCGCGAGCGCCTGGGTCTTCGTGAACTTCCCGCCGGCCGCGGTGTTGCGGACCTTCGTGCCGGCGACGACGCCGAAGACGTCGAACTTGTCCGTGGCGGCGAACTCCTGCTCCCACGGCGTCGCGTACCGGGCGAAGAGGACGTACTCCTCGTCCTCCTGCAGCAGCGGGTCGGCGATGTCCTCGTCGCTGCCGTAGACGTACGTCAGCGACGGGGTGTGGGTGACGGGGCCGAAGCCGCCGAGGTTCTCACGGAGCGAGAACCGGGGGTCGGTGGTGACGTCCTGGGACTTCCCGTGCGTCCACCCGTCGGTGGTCAGCGAGTAGGTGATGTCGACGGTGGTGTCGGCGATCACGTCGCTGAACTTCGGCGGCCAGGTGAGGACGGTCGACTTCGGGGCGGCGAGCAGCGCGAAGTTGCTGTCGACGTCGACACTCGGGGGCAGGATGAGATCGCGAGTCACGACGTGACTCCTTCCGTGGTCACGCCGGACGTCCCGGCAGTGGTGTCGGCCGCGGCGGTCGCCGCAGTCGTATCGCCCGTGGTCGGGAGGTCAGCGGCGTCCGTGATCGGGGCCGAGTCCTTCCCGCGGGTGTCCTTCGCTCGCTTCGCGGCGGCGGTCTGGTTGCCGGCGGCGGTCGTGGCGGGCCGGTAGACGTCGGGCCAGCGGTCCGCGGTCGCCTTCGCGACGGTGACGACGCGCTCGTCGTCCTTCGGACCGATGACGACGTCGACCTGCTCGACGATGGGCTGCTTGCGCATGGTGTTCTCCTTGTCAGGCGGGGTCGGACTCGAAGCCGTAGACGGCGATCGCGGACCAGACGGATGGCTTGATGGCGTCGTCCTCGGCGTTGCCGGGACGCTCGATGCGTTCGACCGGTGAGGTGCGGCGGCCTCTGACGGGGATGGTGATGCCACGGCGGAACGGGCCGGGCCGAAGCTTGTCGTCGATCCACCCGAGGGCGGCGACGGCTGCAAGCTCAGAGGAGCCGACGGCGTGCACGATCCAGGTGGGACGACGCCGCCATCCAGCCGCCGCAAACCGGTCCGCTGTCTCGTCGGTGCGGGATCCGTAGATGACGGCGTAGGGCTTGTCTGCGGGGATCACGGAACCGTCAGCGAGCACCGGGGCCCGTCCGAGCCCCACCCGACCGACTAGCTGCGGGATGCTCGCGATCACATCGCGGAACGCGACGGCCTCGTCGAACTCCTCCGTCTGCACGGTCACAGGCCTGCCGCCGCAGCGCCGTCTTCGATGGCCTTCCCGATGCCCTGCCGGAGGTCGCCGAGGTTGTCCAGGACTGCCTTCGCTCCGTAGCCGCGGGGGGCGAGCTTCTTTGCCGGTGCCCCGTACTCCAGGAGTAGCGCGACACCACCCTGCTTCCCGGTGTCCTTCTCGGCGCCGATCTCCGCGGAGATGGCGTCAGCGAGCTCGTGGGTCTCGTAGGTGATCGAGTAGGGCACCGCCGGTGCGAACTTGTTCCCCTGCAGCGACTTCCGCCACTCCTGCTTGACGAGTGTCGCGTTGAACTGGATAGCGGACCGCACCTTCGGCAGCGTTTGCTGCGGCACATTCCCCAGGGCGATGGCGATCTGGTCAAGCTGGTGCGTGTCGATGAACAGGCCGTCTTCAGCCACCTGAGGTCACCTCCACGGGGATGCGCCGGGACACGGCTGCGGTCTGGTGGTGCCCGCCGCCGACGCGTCCGCGGACGACGATCGGCTCGAGCCCGTTCTGAGTGAGGGTGGCGACAAACGTGTCACCGGCGGCGATGCTCGCGGATCCGTCGGAGTCGACGGGGGCCTTCAGGACGGCTCCCTGCTGTGTCACCGGGCGGCCTGCTGATGTGATGTCGCGCGCTTCCGTGTCGGCAGCGATGAACTCGCAGCGGCCGGCGTACACGGTTTCTGTCGACGAAGCAGGCTGACCGGTGGCAGGGTCAGGGTCGGACTCGGGAGACACCTTGGTGCGTGTGACGACGCAGTGGTCGCTCATCCCGGTTTCGGCGAACTGGCGCCCTCGCGCCATCGCTGACGCCCTACTCATGACGGCCTGATCGTGAACGCGCCTCGGCGCGGCCGGACCACGGGGCGCAGCTGGTCGATCTCCTCCGCCGTGGGCTGCAGCATCCCGGTGGACACTGCGCTGTCACGGCGGTACGTGTACCCGTCGAGCGTCTCCGTCAGGATGCCGTCCGGGTTCTTGAACACCCGGATCACCATGTAGGCGACGGCGCGGACGTAGGCCCGCTCGCGCCGCTCGTCGTCGGGCGCGGGAGCAGCGATGCCTGCCGCTTCCACGGCGGACTCGTAGATGTCCTGCGCGTCCTCGATGATCTGCTCAGCGACGCCGGACTCGGCGGCCTCGAGCGGACGCCACCGCTTGACGATGTCGTCGGTGTCGACCTCGAACCAGAACACGGCGACCTCCGCGGGGTGTGAAGTTGTGGGGGGCGGGCCACCGGGGACGCCGGTGACCCGCCTGGGTGAGCGTCAGGCCTCGGTGGAGGTCTTCTTCTCGTCGACGAGCTTGATCACGTCGTCACGGGATGCGTCGTCGGGAACCTCGATGTCGAGGCTCGCCGCGTACGCCTTCCAGACCGGCAGGCCGGAGCCGCGGCCGGACCGTGCCGGCTCGTCGACGTCGTCCTCGCTCAGGTCACCCTCGGGGTTCTCGTCGTCGAACACGGGGGCGTCGCCGTCCCAGACGTTCGGGTTCGAGATCTTCCGCGCCGCCCAGTCGGGCACCTCCGAGCCCGGCTCGAACGTGTGCGGAGCACCGTTCTCGTCGTGCACGGTGACGAACACCTTCGTGGCGGCCATCAGATGACCACCGCCTGGAAGGTGAGGTCCGGGTTCGCGAGGACCGGCAGCGCGATCGCGGCGGCCTTCGTCCACACGGCGACGGGGTCGAACGTGTGGTACGTGCCCGCGACGATTCCGGGCTCGTTGCCTGCGAGGTCGTAGTCCTCTTCCAGCGACTCGGCCGTGGTGCCCCAGAGCGTCCCTCCGAGCTGCGTGTCGCCGACGGCGGGCAGCATGAGGAAGTTGTTCTCGGGGATCACGCGGGTGGCGACGCCGTTGACGGCGATCTGGGCGTCGTTGAGCACGATGGGCGGCAGACCGTAGGCCTGCAGGATCGTGTTCAGCACGAGCGGGCTGATGATCGACGGGGTGACGCCGTTCGCGGCCGCGAGGCCGCGGACCTCCTGCGACCGCAGGATGTTCGACAGCACCGTCTGGGACGTGAGGAAGGCGCCCGGCGTCTTGCCGCCGTTGTTCTTCCGGTACGTGGTGACCCAGGCGATGATGTCCGCGATCGGCGTCGCGGTGGCCGAGTTCGACCACAGAGCGGCCGGCGCGACTCCGGTGTGAGCAGCCCGACGCCCGAAGTCGACGTTCGCGATGACGCCGTCCTCGTTCAGCGAGACCTGCGCGGCCGAGAGGGCCGAGCCACGGGCGAGCTCGAGGCGAGCGGCGACGGCGGTCACCATGTTCACGGTGTCGTCGAAGAGACCACCCCGGATCGACTCGTCGGCCTTCCGCTGACGCAGCCGGTCGTACTCGCCGAGTCGGATCTTCCGCGACACCGGCGGGAGGTCACCGGTGACACGGACGGTACCCGGGCGCCGTCCGATCGACGCCTCCGCGTCGTAGCTGCGGAACGTCGCCGCGTCGGCCAGGCCCACGCCACCGCGGTTGAAGCGGTACTGCAGGTCGTCGACCGGGCTGGACGGCAGGAACGCGGAGAGGGTGAACTGGTTCTGCTCGAGGTCCACGAGGGCCTCACGCGCGAAGCCGGTCAGTTCCGCCGGCTGGATGTAGTCGGTGTTGATCTGCATCGTGGGTCTCCTTAGACGTACTGGATGCGGCCCGCGACGTCAGCCACACCGGCGTCGTCGATGGCGAACGGGAGACGGGAGCGGTTGATGCGCCCGTGGACGAGGACGGCGCTGATGACGTCGCCTCGTGCCTTCACCGAAGCGAAGAGGTGACCGACGAGCGTCTGACGGCCGTCGGTGGCGGTGTCGTCGTACAGGCCGTACTTGCCCGACGCGGTCACCTTGCCCAGGGCAGTACCCGAGGGCAGGTCGCCGTTCGGGTAGTGCGTGCCCGCGACGAACCCCTTCGTCAGGTCGACGGTTCCGCTGATCGCAGCGTCCGTGCCGTGGGCCGAGTCCAGCCAGGTCTGGTCGTCCTGGCCGAACGTCTCAACTCGAGGAGTGAGATCCATGGTTGGTGCTCCTTCCAGAGCGCTCAAGCCCGAAGCACGGTTGCTGCGGGGCTAGTTCTTCTTGGGGTGCCGCTTTTCCCACTCGGCGCGGCCGGCGTCGAGGCCGGAGGGTGCGTTGCCGCCACCACCGCCCTGTCCGGGGACACGGCCGGAGCCGCGGGTGAGCGCGAGGATCGCGTCCGCCTGCTTCTCGAGCTCTTCCTTCGTGGTCGCCGTCAGCAGGGGCAGCTGCTCCTTGGCGATGCCCTTGTCGAGCGCGACGTCCTTCCGAGCGAGCTCGGTCTGCGTCTCGGTCAGCTGCGTCTGCGTCTGCATCGCGGTCGTCTCCGCCGCGGTGACCCGCTGCTCGAACTGCTGCAGCTGCGCGGTGACGTCAGCGGGCTGACCCGCGCCCGCGCCGGCACCGGACTGCTGGATCCGGTCGAACTGCTCGGCCTTCGACTTCAGCGAGTCGAAGTCCTTGTAGCGCTCGTTCAGCGACGCTTCCTGGCGCTGCAGCCGTGCCGTGATGATCCGGTCGAGCTCCTCCTGGGACTCCGGCGCCTTGTAGCCGGTGCCGCCGCCCGCGCCCGAACCGCCCGTGGGGTCGTTCGGGTCGTCGAGGAAGCGGATTCCCATCAGGTCGAGGCGGCTCAGCTTGCGCGGGCCGTAGCAGGTGGGAGAGATGGTCGTTGCGATTCCGGACATGGGGTCCGTGCCCTTTCTGTTCCGTGAGCCCGTCGGCGTGACCGCGCATGCGCTGCGCGTGGGCGCTTCCACCGGGGACGGTGGGAAGTCAGTTGAGGTACCCGTACTGGCCGAGCAGGCGACGCAGCTTGTCAGCGTCACCGCCGGCCATCTGGACGATCGTCTCGGGCATCAAGCGCGGGTTGACGGTCCGTCGGTACCGGTCCCGCGGGCCCTTCGAGAACTCCGCCTGACGACGCGCCTCGGCCCGTCCGTAGGCGCCTCGGATGGTCGTGCCCTCACTGGTGGTGAAGACCTTGATCCGGTCGCCGTTCGCGTCGTAGCCGAGCGGCGCCTTGATGCCTGACCGGCGCTCCGTGAGCCCACCCGGACCAACCGCGTTGCGGCGTGCGTTGACGATCGCCGTCGGGTCCGCTCCGTGCCGGATCGACTCGGCGCCAGCGTTGGTGAAGACCCGGTTCTGCTCCTGCAACGACAGGGAGTCGAAGTAGTCGTCGGCTGAGCGGTAGAAGCCCTTCGGAATGGGCGCGTCCCAGGACGGCAGCGGGCAGGCGGTGCAGTGGCAGTTGTTGTGCCGCTCGAACGCCTTCGCCGCTGACGCCGTGCCTGCGAGGATCGCGCACCGCGAGCACGCTCCGGGCGAGATGACGCGGATGTACCGCGTGATCTGCTTCCCGATCATCGAGACGCGGTCCGACTGCCGTCCCGCGTCAGCGATCGCGGACTGCACGACCGTCGCGAGGAACTTGGCGCCGCCCTCGAACGCACGTGCCGGGGGCATGCCCGCGCCGATGAGCGCCTTCGTGTGCGTGACCGCGCCGAACATCGCCGGACCGACCTCGCGGCCGTCGATCATCACGCCGGTGAAGGCGTCCGGGTTGATCGTCGAGCTCCCAGCCGACGTGCCCTGGGCGGCGATGGCGCCGTCGACGAACGCGTCGGACCGTGCGGCTGCGACACGTTGCGCCTCGGACACCTGATCGACGAGCGCCGGCGCGATGACGTTCCACGACGCGTCGAGGTACTCGAGGTCCGCGGTCCGCCACGACGACGCCGCCCGGGTGACGGTGTCGTACGCGAGCGCAATCCGGGACTGCTGGTGCGCTCGAGCTACCTCATACGGACTCGACACCGTTCACTCCTGCCGCTGCTCGTTCAGCGTCGGCAGCAGCCCGTACGGACGCCGCGAGCGTCGCGTCCTCAGACACAGCATCCGCAGTCGCCATCCGGTCGCGCTGCCCCTGCGTGTACCCGAGGTCCTCACGTGCCTGATCGACCGTGATGATCGAACGGCCTGATGAGTCCTTCGCCTGCACGAGCTTCACGGTGCCGTCGGCCTTCTGCGCGAACGTCGGCGTCGCCGGGTCGCCCCACATGGTCTCGATCTGCCGCACGTTGTCGGTGTCCGCCTTGCCCTGGGTCAGCAGGACAAGCCGCTGCACACGCTCCCACCGCGTCGACAGCACCGACTGCTTCCGCTCCGCACGCTTCACGAGCTGCGACTCCGACGAACGGATCGCGTCCGCCGACGCCGGGTTGTCGCCGACGAACGGGAGGTAGTGCGCCGGCAGGCCGAGCATCATGAACGCGAACTGCACGAGCAACTTCGCCGTGGAGTGGAAGTTGTCGAGGTTCGCCTCGGGGAACTGCCCGAACTTCGCTTCCTTGTTCGAGACGCCCCAGATGCGACCGGCGATCATCTCGAAGGTGCTGAGCGCTTCACCGTTCTCACCGACGAAGTCGTCCTCCGCGAGCCCTGTCGCCCACCGTCGCGGCATGGCGTGGAACTCGGCCGACACCATCATGTCCGTGAGGATCTTGTTCAGCGCCTCAGTGGGTCCGAGGAGGTCGTGGAACACGCTTCGACCGAGACGCTGATCCGACCGGTTCGCGACCTGGCGGCCGAGGATTCGCGGGTCGTTGATGAGCGGCACGAGACGCGGCAGACCGAAGGTGTTTTCCTCCGGCTTTCCGTCAGCCGTCCATTGGTTCGACTTCGGCTTCTTCACCCAGGTCACACGCCCGTCGGGGTGGAAGACGTTGATCCAGCGAGACCCGTCCTCTTCCGTCCACTGCGTCAGCCCGTACCGCACGTTGTGCGTGCGCGGGTCGTCCTCATGGATGGCGTCGAACGCCGACTGCGCCGTGATGAGCGGCATGTCCGTGTCTCCCTCGCCCACAAGGACGTAGGAGCGGCTGATCGCGAGACTGTCGCGGTGCACCTGCTGCGCAAGCATGTCGCCGTCGTTGTGCTGCCACACCGACCACAGGTCCTTGTCGCCCGACTCGGCGCCCGGGAACCGCCATCCTCGGATGTCGAGGCGGTTCTCGTACACGTCGGTCGTGTACCGCGGCAGGTTGATCAGCAGGTCGACGAGGCGGGTGCCGATCTGCTCCCGCACCTCCGGCGCGAGGTACTTCAGCCCCTGCTCACCCTCGAAGTAGTCGTCGTACCGCGTCAGGAACCGACGCTCACGAGCGAGCTTCTTCAGCAGGCGATCACGGATCGCTTCGGGATTCTCGATAGCCACGAGGACTCCCTTCGTTCACCGCCAGACGCGGACCTTGCTCTTCGTGGGGGGCTTCCACCCGTCAGCGATCGCGTCGGCTCGCGCTTCGTAGGCCAGGGAGGCGCCGACGACGGAGTCGATCTTGCGTTCGCTGTTCGGGTTCTCTTTGCCGATCAGCCGGTGCGGGCCGCGCTTCTTCACGTACGCGTTGCGGAAGTGCTCCATGAACACCGGGTCGCCCGAGTGCCACGCCTGACCGGTCTTCAGGTCGACGTGCAGCCGGTCGAGCGCGGCCGCCATGGGGACGTACCTGCTCGTCGCCCAGGGCACGACGGTCTCGCCGAACTCCTGCTCGATGGCCTCGATGTCGGTGCGCCACTCGTGCGGGTCCGCGTACAGCCGAGCGACCGTGTAGTCCTTGAACGCCTGCCGGATGGACTCGAGCACCTCGGAACGAGGCACCTCCCACCACATCCCGGCGGGCCCTGACGGCTTCGCCCAGATGCCCAGCGGGAACAGGAACCCGTCCGACATGCGGCAGCCGATGAGGACCGTCGAGTCGTCGTTGAGGCTGCCGTCGAACCCAAGCGCGATCGCTTCCCCGGCCGGCACCTCGACAGACGGCCGCTCACGCGGGTCATCCTCGGTGGCGGCCTGCGTCGCGTCCTGCTTCTCGACAATCGCCGCAGGGATCCACGCGTCCTGCGAAGACAGCGGCCGGTTCAGGTAGTACCTGGCGGCCGTCTCCTCGTCCGGGCACTTCCGTGGATCGTTCATGTCCCGCCACTTGCGGTCCATGTCCTGCCACGGCACCGACGCGCCGTACACGTAGTTCAGCTGCTTGATCGTGTGCTCGTAGTTGGCGATGTCGATCTTGCCCTTGGCCTCGCGGTGATCCACGAGCACCCGAGCCGACAGCTCCTTCTTCCGCCAAGCAGTCAACGTGTCCTCGAACACGCTCATCTCACCCGGCCGGTACGCCGTCGACGTCTGCAGCAGCCACGGCTCAGCCTGCTTGCGCTTCGAGAGGTTCCGAGACATCGTCTCGAACATCCGCTTGAGCTCCTTGAGCACGTAGAGATGCGTCTCGTCCGCGACAGCGAACGTCTCCTTGCCGCCGTCCTTCGACGCAGCACCAGACGTCACCGCAGCGATGTACCCACCATCAGGGAGGTAGATCGTCGTCGCAGCGTGCACCTGACGGATGCCACCCGAGCCCGCGTACACCTCGGGCAGGTTCTGCATGCCCCAGTTGACGATGAACGCGGCGTTCTCGAACGTGTTGCCCGCCTGCGACTCCTCCGTCGCCATGCACTTGATGATCGGCGACGTCACCCGCCGGCCGACCGGCTGCCCGTCCTCATCCCAGTGGTCAAAACGGCAATCGCCGTACGCCTCCCAGACAACGACGAAGCCGGCGATCTCCGACTTCGCTCGCCCCTTCGGACGCGATAGGACACCCTCGTCGTAGACGCGGCGCCCGGTCTCGGGATCCAGCCGGTACATCTCGATGATGAAGTCGGCCATCTCGTCGTCGACCTCGACGGGCGTGCCCTCGATGTCGCCGGGCCCGTGCACCATGCACTGCTCGATGAAGTCGACCGCCGCGTAGCCGAGGGAGCAGACCTGACCCTCGAACAGCGGCTTGAACATCAGCTGCCGCCTGCCGCCCTCGCTCGAGCACGATCAAGACTCGACACCCGAGCTGTGCCCGAGGGCGTGTAGCTCCCCCGTGCTCCACCACGCGCCTGCGGCTTCTTGCCGGTCGACGCATCGGGAAGTCGTAGAGCAGCGATCAGCTGCTTGAACACGTTCGCCTGCTGACGCGCCTCGGACAGGACGCCGTCGACCGTCAGGTTGATCGTCGCGACACCGTCGTCATCGACCACATGCGGCATGCGGAAGTGCAGGAGCGGGACGACTCCCTTGCCGTTGATCACGTCGTTCAGACCATCCAGGCGATCAGCGATGCGGCACGCTTCCTCGAGCACCAACGTCTGCGCAGGGTCGAACTCGTGCAGTTCGTGGAGCTCAGACCAGAGGGCCTGACCCTTCTCGCCGAGACCATCCGGAGCGGGAACAGCAGCCATCAGGGCCTCCGATCTCGGAACTTTTCAGGGTCTGGACTGCGAAAGACCTCCCCGGCGGTCCTGGCTTGTACTGGTACAAGGGGTATCCCCCCAACCCAAACAAGCGTTGGTACAACACATGAAGTGGTACAAGCTGGGTCCATGGGGCGTCAGCGCCTGCTCGCGGTCCCTCTGTTGCACCTGATGTGCTCTGGCCCTCGGTACTGGGTGCGGTCGACGTCGTCGTGGCCGAGGTCCCATGGGTCGCCGGCCTTGATCAGCTCGTCGCATCGCCAGCAGTGGATGGTGCCGTCGGCTACGAGCGGTGCCCACTCGCGTCGGAGTCGGTCGTGCTTGGCGTCGTACCCACGTGACTGCCGTGACCCTCGTGCTTGGTTGTGTGCTCGTGCGTGGACGGGGCAGCGGCCGGACGTGGGGATGAGTGTCGGGCACCCTGGCTTGGAGCAGACGCGCACGTCAGCGTGCTGTCTGCTTCTCGGCGCCGCACATTCGGCAGTAAGACCAGCCGTGTCCCTCGGGGTGTCGGCGCCACATGTGCCAGCCGAGGAGGCAGCGGAGGGGACGCATCGGCCACGGCAGCAGGTACTCGACGTGAGTGGTGCAACCCATGGTGCGCTCCTGCCTACTGTCGGTCCTCGATCGCTTCGTACACGGCGTCGACCGCAGCGACGAGGGCGGCTGGTGCCGGTTCGTGCTGCGGTTCGGGACGCCGGTTGCTGCGTGTGCGGTGGGCGCTGAGCTCGCCGCTCACATCGCGGTGGTCTTCGCCCATTCGGACAGTCCGGCCGTGACGGAGAGCAGCTGACCTTGGGGGGCGAAGACGTGCCGGCCACCTGCGTCGTTGCGTTCGAGTTCGATGCTGGTCCACTCGCACGACGCCATCCATCCTTGGATGAACGGCGGGTCCGTGTGGTCGGTGTCTTCGGATGCGATGGTGACGAGTTCGGTCAGGGCTTCGGCTACGCGGGCTCGTGCGTCGTCGTACCGTTGCTGTCGTTCCGGCTCCCACGTGATGTAGCCGCTGGGCTCGTAGTCCATGGCGTCTCCGTTCGTGGTGTGCGGGGACGCAGGAGCGCCTCGACGTGAGGAGGTGCGCGTCGATCAGGGCGTCCTTCGCGGCCCGATGGCTGTCCGCGTTGACGTCCCCGCAAGTGGTCGGCCGTCCTCGTCCGGGGTCCGCATGTCAGCGCGGCTTCCCTCGGGGGTCTCGGCCTGAGTGGTCCTCGTCGGGCCGTGACCCGAACACGTCTCGACGAGGGAAGGGTTCTCCGACTCAGCGCCGCACTTGGTGTGCTCGCGACCGGACTGCTCTTGCGTCTTCACGCGTTGGCAGGCGGCGGCGTTGCTGATGTGGTGTGACCGGCGGGTCGGAGAAGAGTAGGTGCCAGGTTGCGGAGGTCGTCCGCTCGTCCCTCGGTGCCTGGCGCACCGCCGGTCACAGCCCGGAACCGTAGGCGTCTTGGTGACGCGGCAGTAACCCCGCGGGTGGGCTGACCACCATGCTCAGGTGAGCGGCCGGGTGCGCGTCCGTCCGGGTATCCCAGCAGGTCCCGGCCGCTCATAGGTCAGCGCACGCCCTCGTGGTGGGCGCGTAGCACCCGATCCACTCCTCGGGACGCTGACGTCTTAGGTGTTACTCGTCGGCGCCGTACGCCTTGTCGCGTGCACGCTTCAGCGTGCGGATCAGCTTGTTGATCTCGGCCCGGGACAGCACCGGCGTGTACAGCAGGGTGCGGTCGCTTGTTTCTCCGTTGGGAGTCTCTGCGGCGAAGGTCAGGTAGCTGACGTCCGCTTCCAGGGCGACCTGCACATGGCCGTCATGCCCGTCGTCTCCTCCATGCCAGGAGACGTGGAGGCCCGCTTCGTGCTGGATGGTTGCCGCACCGACCGGAGTTGCGGTGAGGTCGACGGTGTTGATCTGTTCGCGAGGCATGTTGCCTCTCCTTTCGCTAGCCCGCGTCACGCGGGACAACCCCGGCATCGCGCTGGGGTAGCTGGTGGGTAGCCCGGTGACGGTGGCTGGCCGGAGTCCGTTCGGGTTCTTGCGCGGACACGCGCTCAATGCAGCGACACCGCCCGGAGCACCGGAGAGGACTGCGCCCTTGTTGTCGGCGGCGGCCCGTTGCCGTCCTGCCTCGTCTGGTGCCTGGAACGACGAAGGGCCCCGCCGAAGCGGGGCCCTTCTCGTAGAAGCACAGAAGGCAAGCGGTTCAGTCACCACTTGCCTACGGCTGCAACCGTATTCCCGGTGCGAGAACGTGTCAAGCACCCCAGGGTGGCGGCGTGTCCGCCTCCCGCTTGAGCTGCCGGTACTGCTCTCGGATCAGCTCGTTCCGCTCTCGGATGCTGGCGAGCTGCAGCTGTCGACGTTGTGCCGCGTCGTCACTCAGTGCCTTCCTGAAGGCGCGATAGAACCGGCGCAGCTCCGCATCAGTGCCGGGCCTGCCCGTCACCTCCGCGAAGGACCGGTCGGAGCATGCGCGGATCTCCCGGTCCATGGCTTGCCCGACGTCGCGGGCGAGCGTGACCTTCAGCCGGAACTCGACATGCGTCTCGGGCTCGTCCTGCGTCGTGAGTTGACGGGTCATGGTTCCTCCTCGTAGGCGATGTCGTGGGCGGGCCACCAGGGGTACCGCCATGGGGGTGGGCCAGCAGCCGGAGCGACTGCTGGCCCGTTCTGGGTGGCCTCGTCGAGCATTGCGCGACGGAGGGTGTCGGAGTCAGTCACCACGGGCTCCGTCATACGGGTAGCCGACCCGGTACTCGACCGCAGTGCGGTGTGCAGCAGCGAGTGGACTGAGGTGCTGGTGCCGATGTGCCCACGTGCCACCACTCCACGGCCCGCCGCCGTATCGGCCACTGCGCATTTCCCATGCCATCACACGGCGACGGAGGTGGTCGGACAGGCTGCGGGTGGCGAGGAAGTACACGATGTCGCGCTTCCGGAACCCGGAGACGTAGCCCATCGCGGCGTCCCAGACGAAGTCGCTGAAACGCCCGCCTCGGTGACGGACCCCGATACCGAGCTCAATGTCGCACCTCACAGTCCGCGTCGTGCTTCCCCAGCCGAGGTACGTGTTGGTCTCGTCGACCCGAGGCATCAACCCTCCCCCGGTGTCGCGGCCGGCGGGGTCACGTCGCGGATCGTGGACGGGTCGAAATGCACGCGGTCTGCGCGGGGCCGATAGCAACGTCCGGGCCATGCGCTGTAGTTCGTCTGTCCCGGGGTGTGCGCGTGGCACACCCCGTCGTCACCGAATCGGCCCTCGATGTAGGCATGAGTCCCCGGTGCCATGTCGGCGATGCTCACCGGCTCGGCGGGCGGCAGGACAGGCTCGAGCGTGCATCCACACATCCGCTCCTGACGCTGCTCGGGCGTCAGCGGCTGCATGGGCTCAAGAGTGATCGTCTGCCCCTCGACCCGTGCTCGGTGGTTCGCCTCGGGTGAGTCTGGAGGGGTCGCGGTCGAGTCGATGCCAGGGTGCTCGATCCGTTCGGCGCGGGCTTCGAGCCAGGCCGCCCACTCCTCGCAGTCCGACGCGAGAGGATCGTGCATGCTGCGTGCGTCGGCGGCTGCCTGGCGGAGCGCACGTGCTTCCGCGGCGCGTTCGTTGTGGTCGATCATGCGGTCCTCCCGGTGGGTTCGATCGGCGCTTGTTCCCCGTACTCGTTCACGATCCCGAGACGGCATGTGGGGTGGAAGTGCAGGAACTTCAGGGCGTTCATGCGGAAGTACAGCCGCGACCGTTCGTGTTCGTCGCCTGCATCAGCGGTGTGCCAGTACGTGCCCTCGTCGGCCGGGACCGGGCGGGAGTTCGCCAGGTCGATGCCTTGCCGGAACCACTCGTCTCCGCCGTGCTGCGTGAACTCGTCGTCCGACTTCAGTGCGGGAGTGTGGTCGAGGCATTCGTAGTACCAGTACGTGCTCATGCGGTCCTCCCGTACTTGGCGAGCAGCTGCGCCTTGACGCGTTCGGAGACGCGCATCTGCTTCGCTGCGGCGGTGTCGCCGATCGTCTGCCTGCTGGCGTTGTAGGCGCGGACGTATGCCTGGTACTCGTCCGCGGTGAACTGGCGGCCGCACCCGGTGCAGGCAGCGGTCTCGGCGTCGTTCTCCGCCTCAGGCGGGTACACGGCGACACGACCACCGTCGGACGGGCACGGCAGTGGAGACCAGTACGACCGCCGTTTCGTGGGCCACCGCGACTTGATGGCCCACACGTTGCGGAGCTCATCAGCCATGAACTGCACGTCGTCGAGTTGGTCCTGCCAGCAGATGTCCTCGAGGTGCGCGACCAGCCACGTCGACATGACGGAGACGGCGTGGCGGGCGGCGCCGGGGGTGACGTTGGCGGGGAGGCCGACGACGGTGCCGGCTTCGTTCTTCCACGCGTTCTTCACGACGCCGGGTGCCTGCCGGCGGAGCCGTTCGGCCCAGAGTCTCGCGAAGAGGACGAGGCTGGCGTAGAGCTTGTTCGCGTCGTCGTGGGCGGTCGCGTTGAACGGCAGTGGGGGTTCCTTCGTCCCGGACACTTCGTCGTCGCCTCGGGTGGCGACGCCGATCATGGAGACGACGTGTTCCGTGAGGTCGGCACACGTCTCGAGGGCCTGCTTCATGCCGTCGTAGTACTTCTCGGAGAAGTGGCCGCGGGTGGCGAGCTCGTCTCGGTTGTCGTGCGCGAGACGGGCGGTGGTGGGTGTGGTCATCGGGTCCTCCTGGCAGGGCAGTTCTCGGCGGGGTGGGACTGGCGGATGCTCTTCCCTGCGGCGAGGGAGTGCTGCGGGCAATCGGGGGTGGGTGCGCTGACGAGTCCGCACGGCTCCTGCGGGCAGGGGCAGGCGTCCTCGATGTCGTGGCCGGTCCATGCGCGGCCGCTGTGCCACCGGCCGGCCATCAGAACGACGCCGACGTGATGGCGACGGCCCCCGGGGTCGCGGCTGTTACCCGCTCGGTGGTGTCGGCACCGTCGGCGTCGGGCACGTACGTGTGGACGTAGAAGTTCTCCCCGTCCGAGGTGACGATTCCCCACCCGTGGATGACGAGGTCGTACGGGTCGTCGAGGTCTTCCTCCGCGGAGTCACGCCAGAAGGCGATGAGCGCGTCGGCGAAGATGCGGCGGTCCTGGTGACCAAGGCCGCAGTAGAAGTCGCCGTCCTCGGCCTCGAAGAACGGCCAGACCCGCTCGTGCGGCTGCGTGGTGAGGGTGCAGGTGAACCACTCGGGCTTCGGGTCGGTGACGATCGTGTCGGTCATGTCTGTCTCCTGGTGCAGAACGCGAGAGCGCCGGCCCCGTGGTGGTGGGGTCGGCGCTCTCGCGGATGGGTGATGGGGTTACTGCTGCGTCCCGTACCAGGGATGCTCGGACGGAATGGGGATGGTGTGCTCCTTCTGCGGAAGGGGAAGTCCGCTGGCAGGCCCAGGCGTCACCTCGAAGACGGTGATGGTGTTGCCCTGGCCTCGCTCGACATCCCGCAGCACGCGCTGTGGATCCAGGCCTGCCGCGATGACGGCACGCTTGTGCGCCTCGTACAGCAGGCCGGTGAATTCGTCGATCTCTTTCACGATCGTGGGACTCCTTCCGCGTTGAGGACGCGTTCGATCTGCCGTGCACCGGTCGGGGTGATGTCGCCGCTGTCTCGGAGGACGACGAGCATCTGCGTCATCCGGGAACGCAACTTTTCGGGGTCGGTCATGCGGTGGCCGCCTCTCGGTGTGGGCATGCGGTGGTGAACAGGTCCCCGAGGCGACGGAGTTCGCCTTGCGTAGCTCCGCGGACAGTCCAGCCCTCCTTGAGCTCGCGGTCTCGGTCACGTTTCAGCGGGGTGAGGAGCTTGTGTGCTGCCTCCGCGGTCGGCCGTCCGATTCCCCCGACGGCTGTTCCGTCGATGCAGCCGCAGGGCTTCACGAGGAACCAGTGCGTGGGAATCGTCACGGTGACGGTCGATGTCCCGGCGTCGGTTTCGGTCATGGTGTGTTCCCTCCTGGTCAGAGCGGGGTCTCGTCGTTGTAGTCGTTGCTCGGCGAGCTCCACACGTCCTGCTGCTGCGTGCCCGGCTGAGCGGCGTTCCACTCTGGGTCCGGCTGGTTGCCCGCCGGAGAACCGTTCGTCCCTCCACGGCCTCCCTGTCCCTGCGAGCGGGTGACCTGCGCGGTGGCGTACCGCAGCGAGGCGCCGATCTCGTCGACTGTGACCTCGACCGACGTGCGTCGGTTCCCGTCTCGGTCCTCGTAGTCGCGCTGTCCGATGCGTCCTTCGGCGATGACCCGCGTGCCCTTCGGCAGCGACCCAGCAGCGTGCTCGGCGAGTTCACCCCAGAGCGTGCAGCGGGCGAACCACGTGTCGCCGTCGACCCACTCGTTCTTCGTGCGGTCGAACTTCCGGTCCGCGACGGCGATCGTGACGTTGCCTACCGCCTTGCCGTTCTGCGTGTAGCGGAGCTCGATGTCGCTGGTCGTGTTGCCGACCAGCGTCGTCGTCGCGGTCATGCTGCGGCCTTCCCGAGGTGCTTCTCGAGTTCGAATGGGTTGAGGCCGGACCACGACACCTCGTCGCCGGGTGTGCCGTTGGACACGACGACGACGGGTGCCTGCTGGTGGCCGAGGGCCTTCGCGGCGGCGAGGTTCGCTTCGGTGGTGATGTCGTCCACCTCGAAGGGGATGTGCCGGTTGGTGAGCCACCGTTTCGTGGCCTCGCAGGCCTGGCAGTTCGGCTTCGTGTAGACGCGGACGGTCTTCTGGTCTGTCCCCATGAGGGGTTCCTTTCGGTAGAGGTGGGTGCAGCGCTACGGTCGGCGAGTGATTGCGTTGGCGACTGACTGGCACCCGTTTTGGATCTCGTACGAGTGGTGGAGGGATATCGGCACTGGGCTGATGAGCGTCGCGGCCGCCCTCGGAATCGGCATCACCACGATTTCGGTCGCCGTCGGATCTCGCCGGATCGCCAAAAAGGTCAGTGATCGCGAGGAGGCGCGAGGCAAGCGTGCGGATGCGGAGCGGTACCGCGACCAGCTAGTGCGAGTCATCGAACCTGCCATCACCGCGCTCGTCGCTTATGGGAACGCGATGATGGCGTCCGACAAGCCGAACAGCAAAGCCAACGAGCAGTTGCGGGCTGACGCCATCGCCCGACTAGCGCTGGTTGATGCGATTGCAGACAAGAACGATCGCTACATCACGAGCGTGATCAATCTCGAGTTCTTCGAAGCGACTGTCCCGTCTCGGCATGCGGTCGTCCGACAGAATGTCGCCGGACGCTTCGCTGGTGCACTTGCAGGCGTGATCGCACGCCGAGAGCCCTTCGAAGACCGCCTGGCTGATGTCAAGGCCACCCTCGATCAGGAGGAGGCAGAGCAACAACAGCGAACTGCCGCTCAAGAAGCCGCGAAGCGTCTACTTGGTCGCTGATCATCAGCTGCGGCTAGTCGATCTTCCGTTCTGCTCGCGTGGTTCGCGGGCATGCCGAGTTGGCGCCGCTTCTGCGCGATGGCTGCGTTCGTGGTGTTCAGCCGTCGTGCGATCTGCGCATCCGTCATCCCGAGGACGACGAGCCGACCGATGGTGGACTCCCGCTTTTCGGTGACGCCTGCGACCTCAAGGCCTGCACGGAGCAGGTACTCGGCGACCGTCATGTCGGCTGCTTCAGCCCGGTCGGAGAGCGCGAACAGTGCCCTGTCCGGGACGTCGACAGTGACCTTCGTCATGATGCAGCTTTCCCGAGGTCCCGTTCGGACATCCACTGCAGGTCCTCGGCGGCGTACATGCCCTGCACGTCGCCTTGGTTGCGGGCAGCAGCGACGACGTACGCGTCGACGTCCTTCACCTCACCGGTCGCCCGGTTCGTGATCGCCTCGATGAGCACCACTGACGCGGCCGGCGACAACGGGCCGACGGGCTTCACCGCTCGAGCGAGGAGGCCGTGCAATCGCGGCAAGTCGCGCACCCCAGCGGCGGTTGCTCGTTCACGGACAGATGCTTCGAACTCGTTGTCCGTCCTCAACGCGACAACGTCACCTACTGGACGGACTTCTGGTTCGTAAGTCATGTCCAGTCCAGGGGTCGGGACGGGACCGGGACGGGACGGGACGGGGTGTCCGGACACCGGATCACGTCCGGACGGTGTCCCACTGGGACTCCGCTTGGACTGACGCTGGGATGCCTTGCGGACCCGCTCAGCCTCCCGATCCGCGATCGTCTTCGCCCTGCTCGGGTTGTACGCGAGGAAGTCGTGGATCGAGACACCACCCTTGGGTGCTGGCCGGCACTGGTCGGGAGGGCTGTCGCACTTGGCGCCGGGCCGGTGCCACAACCCCACCCGGACGAGCTCGTCGACGTCGGTGCCCTTCGCGTCGAGCTCGTCCAGTTCGTGTTCCTCGAGCACACCGTCCGTGAGCGCTCGCACCGCGTAGTTCGCCGCGAGCACCCACAGTCCGACGCACTGCTGGCGGCGCTTCCGTGGGATGCGGATCACCTTCTGGGAGACGCCGAACTGGTCGTCGATCTTCTGCCACACCATCAGGTGCTCCTCCCCTCTTCGGCTCGGAGTTCGATCCGCGGTCGGTGGTCTTCGGGATCCCGGTCAAGGAGCCCCTGGTGTCGGCCGCACTGGCACTCGCCGATGACGCGGCGGTGACACTCGGCCGAGGTGCAACGCCCGGTGACACCGGTGACGGTGCCGCACGTGAGTTCGAGGTCGGAGAGACGCACGAACACGACGTCGACACCGTCACGGGTGACGGTCAACGACAGGGGCGGTTCGAACTGCGGCGGCGCGAACACAGACAGCCGATCGAGCGTGCCCCGAGCGGCGAACGTGTACCCGACGTCCATCAGTCGTGCAGCAGGCGCCGTTGCACACGCACCCGCTCCATCACCGGCTCCGGCGGCACCCAGTAGCCGAGCGCACCAGACGCAGGAACTGGCTCCCGGTACTGCACCGGGTCGGACAGCACCCAGTGGTGCAGGGGGCCGTCCTTGAAGTCGACCTCCGCACTGCCCGGACGGAACCCGCCCAGATCACCGCAGTCAGCTCTCGTGCACCCGTGCGCACTGTGCGACCCGAGGATCGTCACCTCACCGACGATCGCACCCATCGGGTCCGTCACCGTCGAAGCGATCTCCTTGAAGTGGTCGTGCACGGCAGCACCGGCATGGATGAGGATCTTCCCCCGGTAGTACGTCGGCCGGACCCGGTTCTCGACGAGCTTCCGGCCGGACACGATCTGCGTCGCGTACGGCTGGCGAACGGTCAAGCTCTTCACGGCAGGACTCCTTCCATGCGCTTGCGCGCTTCGTCTTCGCTGATCTCGTGCACACCGCCGACGTCGTCGAGCAGCGCCCAGCCCTTCCGGACCGTCCTGAGCGGGGTGCGGAAGTAGCGGCGGGTGGGCCACTCACGCGGATCGGCCCAGCCGGGCACCGCCCATCCGTCGATCAGGGCGTCGCGGACCTCCGTGGTCTTCCAGCGGTGGCACGTCTCGCCCAGAACGCAGAGGTTCGAGGCGACTGTCAGCCCGCCCTGCGATCGGTTCTTGCGGTGGTCCCGCTGCGGCGCACCGCACCATCCGAGGCAGCGCTGGCAGAGCAGGTCGTCCCGGTCGTTGACGATCGCGTACGCACGCTTCTCGTCCGCAGCGGATGGCCGCGGCTCCTTCGGGCCGATCACGAGTGACCCCTGCCAGTCCCCAGCGCCCCGAACAGATTGGCTATGGTCAACCTCGTGGAACTCGCCGCAATCATCATCAGCATCGTCGCGTTGAGCGTGTCTATCGCCGCCGCCTCATACGTGCGCCGAGGGGCGGTCGCCGCGGAAGCAGCCAACCGCTCAGCAAACGATGCAGTGTTCCGAGTCGGACGACGCCATGTTGGCGGTGAAGACGGCCCTGATGGGAGGTACCTCCCACGGCGCGACTTCCGCGTCATCGAGAACATCGGGAACGGAAGAGCCGTCGACGTCCGCTTGACCGTGCTGTTCGACAAGACCGGGCGCACGTATGGGAAGCCAGACCTTATCCCGGTACTTGAGCCCCATTCTGAGGCTGAGATTGTGACGCGCAATCCCCTCCCTGAGGACCATGAACTTGTCGGGGTGCGAGGCAACACGCCGTACGTTGAGCAGCTAGAGGTGGAGTGGGTTGCGACCGATGGTCGGCGCAAGACCAAGCGCATACCGATCGCGTTCACCTGAGACTTCAGCTGCATTAGGTCGCTTCCTCGAGGTGACTCCACGTGGCGAGCAGGTACCGCTTCGACACCTGCTTGACGACTCCGCCGATGCGCACGTCGACGAGCTCCTGCCCGTTCTCCGTGGAAACGGCGACGACTTCGAGGAACGCGGACGGGTTGCCCTTGCTGACCATCCAGTCGCCGGGCTCGACGCTGCTCATGCCGCACCGTCCCAGTCGCCGAAGAGAGCTTGCGATCGGTCGCTCTGCAGGCGCTTCACGATCTGCTCGCAGTGGGCTTCGTCGAGTTCGACGCCGATGGACCGCTGACCGAGTCGTGACGCTGCAAGGAGCGTGGTCCCGACGCCGGCTGTCGGGTCGGCGACGACGCCGTCGGGCAGCTTCCGGACCAGCTCCTCCATCAGTGCCAGCGGCTTCTGGTGCGGGTGGAGACGTCCGTTGCGGGCTACCGACTGCACCGGCGCCACGCGCAACACGTCGTTGGTGCGATCACCTCGCCACGCGCCCTTGCCGAGGACGTAGATCTCCTCGTGCCCAGGCTTCCAGGGGATCGACAGGTCACCCATCCCGAGCGCGCCCTTCTTGTCCCAGATGAGGAGCATCTTCGTGCCGACGGGCCGGACGACCTTCCACGACCCGAAGACGAGAGCCGCGCGTTCCGGGCCCCACATCGACAGGATCGTGTCGCGCACGACGGTGTCCTCGTCGTTCGCGATCGACCGCGCGATCGTGGCCGAGGCCCGCCCTCGCTGGTCGTCGATGCCGTACGGCGGGTCGACGCAGAGCACGTCCGCAGCGGTCCACTCGGGGATCGTCAGGGCGTCACCGTGGAAGAGCGTGACGAGCTCGTCCTCGTAGTAGGGCGAGGTCATGCCGCCACCGCCTCAGCCTCGTCGAGCACGCCGGCCGTTACCGCGGCGAGCACGTGTTGCCCGAGCAGCGGCGGCACCGCGTTCCCGATGATGAGGAACTTCTGCGTCTTTGTGCCGGCCCAGTCGAAGTCGGCTGGGAACGACTGCAGCACGGCGGCCTCCTCCGGCATCAGACGGTGCGTCCCGCCCTCCCAGGACGGGGACGCCGTGTATCGCGCAAGCTTCGCGATCGGCTCGGCGCCACCGGTCTCGGTCCCGCCACCAGTGATCGTCGGCGATGGCCTGTCGTTCAGCCCGCGGCGTTCGAACGACCAGCTCCGCGAGCCGCTGGTGATGGTCTGGGCTGGTCGGTGCACGGAGCGCTCCTGGTAGACACCGTCGCTGCCGCTCGGGCGCTGATTGCCTACGAGCACGAATCCGCCGGGCTCCATGCCTCCGGCGGATGCACGGACGGTGAACGCCGGTTCCAGCGCGTCACGGCCGGGCCGCTGACCATGGCGTTCGACCATGCCCTTCCCCATGACCTTCTGCGCTTCGAAGCCCGCGTAGCCAAGCGCTTCGGCCATCGAGACCCACTTCTGGACGCCGAGGTCCAGCCGGTTCGGGTCCTGGGAGTAGTAGCGCGAGTGGGTCGGCTCCGGCATGGTCGCTGGGATGCCGTCGCGGCGAGCGATGAGGATCGCGCGGCGCCGGGTCTGCGGAACCCCGTACTGCTCGGCGCTGAGAATGCCGGTGACGACGGAATAGCCGAGCTCGCGCATCACTGCGGCGTACGCCTCCCACACGGGGAGCACGGGAGTGACCTGCTCAAGCACGACGTACTGCGGGCGGTCCCGGTAGACGTGCGCGAGCGGAGTGAGCACGAGCGCGGTCCGGGGGTCCAGCGAGACCGTGAGCTCGTGCAGCGCGACGGGATCGCGGTACAGGCGAGCGTGGATGGCGGCGAGCACCTCGTCGAGCGCCTTCCGTCCGGCTCCCTTACCTGCGGGGCTGAACGTCTGGCACGGAGGCGATGCGATGAGGATGTCGTACCGGCCGACGCCGTAGACGCCGAAAAGGCCGTCCCACACGTCGTTGTAGACGGTCTCAAATCCCGCTCTCCTGCGGGTCTCGACAACGTTCGCGGCGTTGTCGACCCCGCGGTCGGTGATGCCCAGGGCGCGGCAGGCAAGAGCCCAGCCGACACCGGCGAAGAGATCGAACGCGATCATGCGGGCCTCTGCTTCCGTGGTCGGCCGCGCCCGTAGGTGGGCAGCAGGCCGAGCCGTTTCCGGGTGCGGTGGATCATCGACTGCGATCGGCCGAGTTCCTCCGCGATGTAGGTGTCGCGGACGCCAGCTGCCCAGCGTTCGTAGACGACGGCGTCCTCCTCGGGACGCATGGGCAGGTGCTTCACCGGCTGATCCCCTCCGTGATGAGCAGCTGCAGGCCAGCGGGCTGCCCAGGCCGGTAGTCGATCTCCGGCATCCGCTTGTCCATCAGGTCAGGGGTGTCGTCCGGGACGAGTCCGGCGTCGACGAGTCCGTCGCAGGCGGCCTTGAGGGTGGGTGTGATGTTGTCGGCATCGCGCCGGTGGCGTGTGTTCACGACCCAGATAAGCCGGACCGTGCACGTGCCCAGCGCGGGGATACGCTGCTGCCGGGCGAGCAACGAAGAGGCGGCCCTGACCTTCTTGGTCATGACCGCCTTCGGTGCCCAGTGGGGCCAGCGCTGGTTCTCGGTCAGCGGTGGCTTGTCGAACGGGAGGTCAAGAGTCCACGGCATCGGGTCCTCGTCTCGCTTCCTGGTAGGCGCCGCGGATGACGGCGAGGATCTGATCGGTGGCGTGCGCTGCTCGAGCTGCGGATCCGAGAGCGGCGATCGCGTCGACGTCGCTTTGAGCGTCGGTGAGCTCGGCCAGCCAGTCGCGGCCCGACTCGTCGACGAGGTCCGCTTCCTCCGTCACGGGGGTGGCGTAGGCGGAGCGGCCGGTCTCGACGTCAGCGAGGCCGAGGGCACGCCAGAACGCGTCCATCGTGAACTTCGGCCAGTCGCGTGGCTCGTCGAGCTGCAGCCGCACGGAGCGGACCTTCGACAGGGTGTACGTGCCACGGACCGGCATGTGCAGGACCACGTCGACGTCGTACGGGAGGCCCTTCTCGGCCTTCACCTTCCACACCTTCTCGCCGGTGGGGACCGTCTTCCCGCGTTGGTCCTTCCCCATCGCAGCGACTTCCTCGTACCGGGCGGTGATGATCGCCGGCCCGTCGTGGAGGCGGAGGGCGTCGATGATGTCGCGCCAGTGCGCCTTGTGCTTGTTCCAGATATCGACGCCGATCGTCGCGTCGCCGTCTCCACGGCGGCCGTTGCGGGCGGCGCGCTGGTTCGCGTCGAGCTGCGCGTTCTCGCTGATCGTGTCCCACACCTTCGTCCCGGAGTCGACGACGATCAGGGTCGGCTTGTCACCCTTCGGTTCGGCGGCGATGTCGCGGACGAGTTGCCGCAGCTGCCGGACGGTGCCGTCGTACTCGACGATGTCGAAGTCGGCGCCGGGGATGAGCGCGTACTCGTCGGGGTCCTGCTCGCCGTGGCCGACCCAGTAGGTGCGGCCGATGAGGTCCGAAGCGGACGCCTCAGCGGCGAGGAACGACTTCCCCGCTCCCTCCCCACCGGCGGCGAGGAGCAGCGGCCACGACGGACGGCCAGTCGGCTTGCGGGTAGCGATCGTCATGCGGGCACCTCCTCGGTGCAGAGCAGGCAGGCGCTCTCCGGACCGTCGACACGTGTGACGACGCCGTAGCGCTCTTCCTGGTTGGTGAAGTGGTCGTGGTGGTCCGGCTCGGGACCGCACGGGTACGGCTTGATCTGCTGGGGTCGGACGCCGTAGTGCTCGGCGCGTTCCCACGCGAGCTCTCCCGACTCGTCGCGAGCATGCTCTTCCGCCCAGGCCCACGCTTCGTCGCCGACGAGGTCCTGAGCAAGGGCGTCGGCGAGGAACGCGATGTGGCGGAGGTCGACGAGTTGCAGCGTGCGGTTGCCCGCCTGCCGGCTCTCTTCCGGGCTGCCGCTGAGGAGGTCGTACCAGCCGGTGCCGTCGACTTCGAAACCCATCGCGCGGGCGTAGAGCCGAGGCACCTCGACCGCGAGCGGGCGGACTTCCCACTCGTCGCCGGCGGGGTAGAGCTCGTGTGCGTAGCGGCGCTTCGTGCGGCGCTCTGTCTTCTGCTCGTCGGTCATGCGATCGCTCCTTCCTGGAACATCAGCCACGTCGGGGGCTGCAGTGGGTCGACGCGCACCGGGTACCCTGGCCACTCGTCGACGGCGGCGCAGGCGGCGTAGACCTCGAGCGCCTGCCTGACCTTCATGCGGCCGATCTCCGCGAACTCTCGGGCGAGCGGGTACACGCCGACGAGGTGGGGTGCGTCCGCTTCGACGACGACGAACTGCATGCGTGCGGTGAAGTCGCCGGTAGCGAGGGCCCACGCGTGGAGGTACCACTCCTGCTGGATGAAGTAGCCGTGGTTGGCGACGGTGCGGGCGAACTCCTCCGGGGAGGCGACCTTCCCGCTCGTCTTCAGGTCGACGGCGATGGGGTCGTCGGCGGTGAAGTCGGGCAGGAAGTCGAAGCGCGCCCTGGTGTCGACGCCTGTGTCGGGGTCGGTGGCGAAGACGGACACTTCCGAGTTGCCGGGCTGCTCGAACAGTGCCCGGGCGACAGGGTGCGCGAGCACCGCTTCGGCCATCGCGTTCACCTGATTGGCGACGGACGACTTCACCGGGGTGTTGCCGGCCTCCCGCTGCTCCGCGATCCACGCCTTCGCAGCGGCCGTCGATGCGGCACCGTTCGACGCGAGGAGGTCGTCGGGGATCGCGACCGTGTCGGCGCCGACCCCGAGGACCTTCGAGTGCACGGCAGTCCCAAGGTCGAACTCCCGCTTCGGGGGTTCCGGGTGGTCCCGGTCGTACCGGTACCGGGCTGGCGACTCGAGCAGCTTCCGCGCCTGAGTCGACGACAGCGCAGAGTGCCGGTGGTACTCCTGCTCGTCCAGGTCGAGCTCGATGCGGCCGGTCATGCGCCGACCGCCGCTACGACCATCAGGCCGGAGGGGTTCTGCCCCTTGGCGCGGGTGGCTTCAACGAGGAGGCGCGAGGCGAAGCGCTCCGCCATGGCGGGCGTCAGGTCGAGGTAGCTGCCCTCGGGGAGCGTGACGTGCACGTTGCCGTCGACGACGGTGACCTTCACTGTCCCAGCGTGCTCGGTTGCGCTCATGCTGCGGCCTCCATCCGGGTGAAGGGGGCGTGCTTCGCGGCTTCCGCTTCGGTGAACCACCTGTCTTCGCAGTGCGCTCTGGTGATGTCGAGCCACGGTGTCGTCATCTCGACGGCGGACCGGAACCAGGGGATGCCGTCAGCGGATCGATAGACGCCCTGCTCGGTGGGGAGCGGCGCGGACGTCCCCTGGCTGACTTCCGGCAGATGCCAGAGACGGCCGCTGATCGCGTCGAAGTCGGGCACCCCGTCCCCGGGGACGACGTTGACGGTGATCCGCGACGGTTCGTTCTGGGCGGAGAGCAGATGCATGATCGCTATGAGCGCGTGCGTCTTCGCGAGCTCGGTGTTGCCGGCGGTCTGGTTGTGGACGGCGGCGTCGCGCGATTCGGCGGCGAGCTCGTACGAGTTGAGGGTCATGGGTGCTCCTTGTGGGCGTCGGCGCTGTAGCGCTCGTCGGAGGTGGGCTGGTCGGGACCGTTGACGATCGCGAGGAGCCAGAAGAAGCCGCCGATGAAGAGGGCGACGGCGAGGAAGGTGAGGACAACCCAGCTGGGTGAGCCGTACGTCCTCACGGAGGCGAAGAGCGCGGCGGTGAACGACAGGGCGACGAGTCCGCCGACGGTCTTCATGCGGCGTCCTCGACGCCGAGGGCCATGAGGATGTCGAGGCAGTCGTCGCCGAGGCGACGCCGGACGGCAGTGGCGACGGTGCTGCGTGCGTCCTCGATCGAAGCGACGAGTCTCGGGTCTTCGGTGCGGAGATCCTGGGGCGCGTAGGAGCTGATCATGCGTTCGTTCCTTCGACTGCGTGGAGCGCGGGGGCGTCGAGCCGTCCGAGTCGGACGCGGAGACGCTCGAGGCCGCGAATGGTGACGCGCACAGTGGGATCGCCGAGTGTCGGCTCACCAGTGCGCGGGTGGGGGTACTCACGGGGAGGAAGGTCCGCCAAGTACCCCTGGTCGACAGCGGTCTGGTAGGGCTCCCAGTGCCCGCTGCGGTTACGGAACACCCAGCTGATCTGCTTCATCGACTCGAACAGCCGATCGCGGCCAGTGGGTATCCCCGCGCGGGAGAGCATCTTTGCGGCCCTTGCGACGGAGAAGTCTCCCTTCGCGTCGGCCAGCGCCTCCCATGCCTCGGCCGGCGGGGTCAGAACGGCGATTCGCGCGTCCTTCTGCTCGAGCATCCGAGAGGACGCCTGCAACGCACGAGCGACGAGTGATGCGTCGTCTTCCGGTGCCGGAGCGACGTACTGTCCGGTTCTCCTGATCGCGGGAAGGACGTCGTGCGTGACCCATCGGCGGAATGCCTTGGCCTCCTCACGGCGCGACTGGAACACGAGTTCGTAGAGGCCGGCCTCGCTGACCGTGCTCGCGGTCTGCTTTCGCCCGAGGGAGTCGATGACCTCAGCACTGCTGACCCCATCCCGATCGAGGCGACCAAGCGCCATCGACGCGTTGTCGAGTCCGAGGATCGAGCACACGTCACGACCGACGAACCACGGCTCCCCGTCCTCGTCGAGCACGACCCGGACGTCGTCGCTGCCATAACGGAAGACGTCGAGGGCGCCCATCACAGCACCGCCCCTGCTGGAACGTCCGGTGCGGAGCTCGGGGACGCCGCGCACTTGCCGCACTCCGGGCACTCCATCGACGGGATGACCTGCTCGTGGAAGTACGCGTCGTCGTAGCCGCCTTCCTCGTGCGTCGCTCCGCAGCTCTCGCACTCGTAGATCGCGGTGAAGTCGCGGCGATGCTGCCTGATCTTCTGCTTGATGCGCATGCTGTGTCTCCCTGCTGGGGAACGGAGCGGGCGCTGAGCATGACGCGCATGCCCAGCGCCCGCAGGTGCTGATGAAGAGGTGGATGTGATCGTTCACGGCCCCGAGGGCAGGTCGAGCAGATCGAGGCGGGAGAGCTGCGGGTCCGGGTCGGGGAGGATCAGGTACGCCCGGACGAACCGGCTGACCCAGGTGCGCATCACCGGCCGCGTCCGTTCTTCCCGATGGCGAGGTGCTTGCGGATCGCGTCGAACAGGCCGAGACGCGTCATCGTCGAGTCGATGCGGCGGTCCGCCCGGTACACGTTCACGGCGCGTTCCGCGATCGGTGTGCCGACCTTGACGGGGTGCTGGAACGGCGGGACCGGGGTGCCGCCGAAGAACGCTGCCCGCTCGAGGCTGGCGTGCCGGCGGCGCTTCCTGATCTTGCGTGCTGTCGTGCTCATCGGTGCTCCCTTGCTCGTTCGAATGTGGAAGAGCGACGGCGGAGGTTCGGGTCAACTCCGTCGCTCTCGCAGCCCCGGCGCGATTCGATCGCGCGTCTTCGCGGCTTGTCGGGGCCGGCGGTTCAGCACCCGGAGCCCGTAGGCCCTCGTGAAGTGCTCCATCCCGCACGCCTCGTCGATGCCCGGAGCCGATGGCCCTCGTGTGACACCCCATGGAGGCGGAAAGTTAGTGGTGAAGGCAGGAATGACGGCCGCGCCCACCACGGCGCCCGCCTGCTCTACTGCCTTGCTTCCTCTGTGTGCTGCTCAACCCGTTGCCGGCGCTGGGAGTCGGGGCTTGGTAGCCATCCCCAGGGGAGCTATGAGTGCCGCGTCGAGGCGCGACGAGTACCGCCCATGTCGGGCGGTGAGAATCCGGGCTGGCTACCGGACGCGCTTGCGGCCTCGGGAACGGGCCGACTGCTTCCACGGATCCCGTGGTTGCTTCAGGTACTCCCTGACCTCGGAGGGCCAGAACCTGTAGTTGTTGCCTTCCTGAAAGGACGGGAACAGCGGATCCTTCCCGTGTTCCCGTGCCTTCCAGACGGAGATGCGGAGCATCTGAGCGAGGCCAGCGGTGTCGATCGCTTCCTCGCCCTCGAAGGGCTTCATGCCGCGTCTCTGAGATGAGCCGCGATCGCGGTGGTCACCTTCGCCACGTACGACTTGGTGGGGACGAGTTTCCCGGTCTCCACTTTCGACAGGTACGCGGTTGAGGTGTCCGCCGTGGACGCGACAGCTTCCAGAGACAGGCCGGCCAGTTGTCGGAGGGTCCTAATGGACTCCCCCGGGCTACCTCGTTGTCCTGGCATGTCAAGGACTCTACGCACTCTTTGACACGAGGTGCAACCCCTGATGTCAAATTCATCCTGGCGGTCTTGCGGTCCATGTCAAAGTCTGTGTACAGTCATCGACGTGAACACACGGGAGAACGGGCAGGGCGATGTCAAGTAAGAGCTTCGACACGCTGACTGCAGATGAGCGCGCTGAGTGGGCAAGCCGCGTCAAGACACTTCGTCTTGCGGCTGGTCTCACGCAGCAGGAGCTCGCCACCGAGGCGAAGACGTCACGTCAGACGGTCAACAACATGGAGAACGGCTTCACGCCGCAGCTCAAGACCCTGATCCGAGTGCTGAACGCGCTCGGCGTCGAGACCGACCCCGTTGTGTTCGAAGAGCAGACCGAACTGTGGCTGACGACGATGGGGACGCTCATCGAGCAGATCCCCGAAGACAGGCGCGGCCGGCACGTGGACATCGCGATCAGCAGCCTGGCCGACGGCATTCGCGGGACGCACTCCAACGTGGTCCCGTTTCCGAATGTCGGCGGCGGTGCCGACTATGAGGATGGCTCTCACCAAGCCGTCGCCTCCCACGATGAGGGAGGTGTGGAAGAAGATGATGACGACACACAGGAGTGATGCGTGGGGGTGTACGAACCAGAGGCGCACCTGGACGCACTCGGAGTTCAGCTGGTCGAGTACCCGCTCCGATCGGCCAACGGCCTCTACGTCGACGACGTGCGGACTGTTCTCGTACGGCCTCGGCTCAAGAAGATCCACCGGCGCAGCGTCCTAGCTCACGAAGCGGCACACGCTGAGGCCCGTCATCGCGATGTCGGTCTCCTCCTCCCGAAGCTCGAGCACTACGCGGACCTCACCGCCGCCCGTCGGTTGATCGACGCGAACCTGCTCGCTGACCTTCGCCAGTGGCGCCACGACCCCGCCGAATGGTGCGTGGAACTTGCCGTCACCCCACATCTACTCAGGGTGTACCTCGCTGCATCCTGA